AAGGTGGCACGGTAGTCCCCGACGTCCCACGCTAGGGGCGCGGCGCGAATTTTTTGCCCGACGCGGCAACGCCGCGAAACTTTAACCCCTGAACTGAGGAGTTCACAATGTCCACACCTACACCTACACCGACGGGGAACAAGATCACGTTCGACGACCTGCTCGCTGCAGCAACGCAGCTTGGCGCCGATGCCGGCAAGGGCAAGGATACGCAGGTCAAGTTCCTGCTCAAGGCCGTTGAGGGTGGCTATCATGGCGCGCTCGACCTGAGCGGTAACAAGCACGGCACTGACGTCGACGACGCGACCAAGCTCGCCGAGACCTACGTCAAGGCGCAGCAGGGCGCTGTCGTGTTCGATGCGAAGGCGCCGAACCAGATGAAGTTGGTCTCGACCCTGCGCACGTCGATCAAGCTGGGCTCGTGGCCCAAGGGTGGCAACGGCGAGCCGCTGGCGACCGTCAACAACCTGATGACGACGCGCCAGAACCTGAAGAAGATACCGGCCGAAGCGAAGAAGCTCGACGATGCTGCGAACACGCTGCTGAAGTATGCTCGCACACAGTTGAAGCGTGACACGCTGATTGATGATGCAGAACTCAAAACGTTCTGCTATCGTCCCGGCCGCAACCTCGCCACTGCCGAGCAGATCATCGAGGCGGCTGTGAAGCAACTCGACAAGCTGATCGACGGCAGTGCCAGCCAGGGCACGGCGCAGGACAACAGCACCGAGATCAGGACGGCGCGGCATGAAATGCGCAAGCGGTTGTCCGCGATCGCCACGGCACGCGGGAAGGCGAAGGGTCCGGCACCGGCGACAACGCCGTGACGCCCGAGTAATTCAGTTTCGCTGGACGGCGAACTGCTTCGGCAGAAAAGCGCCAGCGAGGTGCCAAGGTGGTTGCTCCTCAGCGCCTTGGCACCACCACTCAACGATGAGGAGCAGCGGAGGACTGGATGCGCGAAGCCCTCAATGACGAGAGCAAGTACATCTACGACCGGTTCGTGACGGATGCACTGCGCGGTGGATGCGATGCGGCGCAAGCCCACAGCATTGCCAAGCAGCGGTATCTGGCCAGCGTGCAGCGTCAGATGGACGCGGTCCGCAGCACGAGAAGGGAGACCGAATTACCGCCGCGGTAACGCAGCGGAACGAGACGGGATGGACCCACGGCCTGTGCACAAGCGACAGGCCAGCACCGGAAGGGTGGGTCGGCATAGTACGAGGGATCGTGGCTCACGGCTTGCCGTGAACGATCGGGTATACCCCCCTCGGCGAACCCACGATGTGTCGTGCGACATCCTGTAGAGAGGCGAAGCTGCTAGACGCCTGCTCCCGCGCCGTAGGGAAAGCATGCAGCAAGCGGTGGCCGCGGACTTCCCTCCTGCCTAGGTTGAGTGGCAGGGCGGATGCGGTCGATACCCCCGGTGATGTGCCGCGCCTGCCCACCCAAACGGCAGGAACAGCGGGTCACCGGGGGACCTTCAACCCAACTGAGGAGTGAACCATATGGATAGCGTTTTTCGCTATGAAGCGGAACGGAAGATCACCAAGACTGAGTTGCGAGCGACCCTGGCCCAGGTGCGTGATCACCTGCTCGATCACCGGATCAATGGCGGTGGGCGCGAACTCGATATGTCGAGCATCATCAGGCACGGGAAATTCCGTTACAGAGACGGGAATTACCATGGCTGCGGCACTGCCGCCTGCATCGGGGGTTGGGCTGGCGTGTTCCTGCTCGGTATCGAGGGCAAGAACGTGCGGGAGCAAGAGATCATCGGACAACTGTTCGAGTATCTGTGTGACCACAATGGTGCGCGGCTCAGCCAACTGTTCCACAGCTACGACAACACCATCAACTACAACGAGCCGAATGTCGCGGCTACGGCGATCCAGCGCTACCTGGACGGCAAGGTGCCGTGGCCGAACGGTCGCATGCCGAGCGTGCTCCCGTACACCAAGCCGGCCAAGCGAACCGCGAAGCGGTAAGGCCTACTTCACCACACCCCCAACGAACTAAGGAGACCCAGAATGTCTGAACGCGTAGTCATGATAAGCCGGCCGGCTGAGCCGGATGAACTGGAAGTGATCGACCGCAAGGGCGGCATGCGCCTTAACACTGCCATGCGCAGCAGCATCTTGAAGAAAGCGATAGCCCATGCTTTCGACAAGCGGTTTGCGGAAATGAAGCGGGAGGGCCAGCGCCTCGGCCATGCGGCCATGGTGTCGATCTTCGGGAGCGCCAAACTCGCCATGGCACGTCGCCTTGGCCCGCCCTTCGCCGTCAGTTGCGAAGACCACTATGGGCGACCGGCCCCGGAAGGGCGTCAGGTAGCGTTCCGTGTTGACGGTCGTGTCCATACGCTGCTGGTTCAAGACCCCATGCCTCGGCATCTGGGGAACGAGGATGCGAAGTTCTTCACTGTGAAGGACGGCAAGCTCCAGGAGCGTATCTCCGCCTTTGCAGACGCGTCGCAAGCGCTTGCTGCAGAGCGCTCCAAAACGGAAACGACGTTGACGGCGATGCTCGCCGGCGTGCAGTCCTTCAAGTCGCTGCAGAGGTCGTGGCCGGAAGGGGAGCGCTTCTACAAGCACCTCCCGAAGGAGTTTCCGTTCCGTCATCAGGTGCCGGCAACGCTGGTGGCTGATCTCAACAAGGCTCTCGGTATCTGAGCCACGGCGCAGGCCGAAACGCTTGCCCGACGCGGCAGGCGTCGCGCCGTGATGCGGCGCCCGAAGATGGCCGCCCCGCGAGGGGCTCACTGATTTGGTCCACACCTAAACTGAGGAGGCTATATGAATATCATCCAAGCGCGCCAAGAGACAATGGCGCTGATCGAGGCCGGCAATGCGATCCTCTGGGAAAGCGGCTCTGGTCTCGGCAAGTCGAGCGTCACCTTCGAAATGTTCAAGGAGTTGCGTGACCGCGATGCTCCGCAGGGCATTCGTTGGGGATACGGCGTGATCTTCGCGGCAACGCAGACCCCGCCGGACCTGATCGGCTTCCAGTTCAAGGGCGAGAAGAGCTACGACGTGCTCGACATCGCCACCGGGCAGCCGGAGAAGCGCCAGATCACGGTCACTGACCCCAGCGTCCCGTTGTGGATGATGATGACGGATGGGCTTGGCGGTCCCGTGCAGCCCGCGTTCATGTTCGATCGCTGCTTTCTCGTGATCGACGAGTACGGCCAGGGTGAGGGCGACGTCAAGCGTGCTGTGGCGGAAATCTTCCTGAACGGGGGCACGTCGCCGTGGTATCTGCCGCATGGCAGCGTCCGCATCGCCTGCACCAATCAGGGCGCTCGGTATGGCGTGTCGAAGGACTTCGACTTCTGCATCGCCCGCCGCACGGTGATCCACATCGACGGCGACATCGACGTCACGCTGAACTACATGGACAAGCCTTACGTCCATCAGGGCAAGACGTGGCAGACGACGCCAGTCATCAAGGCGTGGGCTGCGGCGAACCCGCAGATCGTGTTCGAACCCGAGCCGAAAGAGCAGGGACCGTGGTGCAACCCGCGGCAACTCTGCGCTGTCGACCGCTACCTGCAGACCCGCTGGGCGATGTCCGGCAATCAGGAGGTGGACGCGGTGATGACCAACACCATCGCCGGGACGATCGGCATGCCGGCGACGCAGAGCCTGCTGAGCCATCTGCAGTTCCTGCTCGAACTGCCGTCCTATCAGGACGTGATCAGCGACCCCGCTAACACGCCTGTGCCGAACCGCGCCGACCTGCAGATGCTGATGGCCTACCAGTTGGCGGGCTACACGCAGACGCAGGACCTCGCGCCGTGCATCCAGTACATCCAGCGCCTGCCCAAGGATATGGGGGTGACCTACATCAGTTCGCTGCTCCGCAGGGACTATAAGGGGATCATCAACCAGCCCGCGATGCAGGCGTGGATCAACAAGAACGCCGCGCTGGTAGCCATCATTTCGTCGCTGGCTCACTAGCAACGCAAGCGTCTCTCCCCTCCCCGGTGATGGCTGGCCTGATCGGCACGCAGCCGGATGGGGGAGCGGGAGAGAGCGCTTACCGCCACGGTAACAAGGTGCCAATGAATGCTGCCACTCACGCGCTCACATGCCGCCGCCATCAAGTCGGGCGCCATGACGTATAAAGATGTGGCATCATTCACCGGCTCCGATGATCAGTTCAATAGGCTGATTGAGTGGAAGTCAGGCAGCATAGCGGTGCTGAAGTTATACCGCTTGGATACGATAACGAGAGGAGCACACATGCAGAGACAGTTCACCATCGAGCTTCGCGTCGACTTCGCGGACGCGGACAAGCTCGGCCCGATGAAGCAAGTGCTGCAGCAGGCCGCCCGGCATGCCTACGCCACGGCGCAGTTGATCAGCGACAACCCGAAGTCGACACAGATCGCTATCTACAGCGACGACTTCTTCACTGGCCACGAGGAGATCAAGCTGTTGGACGATACCATCCAGCAGGGTCTCGACGCCGTTGGCGAAGAGAGCGGCAGCGAGGCGGTGTCCAGCGAACTGGCGGCGGCAGTCAATGGCAGCTAAAGCCAACATAGGGATCGCGCAGGTTATCCCGGTCGCCGTTGGCGGATCGGCTGGCCTCAGTGGTGGCGGTGCTAGCAACCCCAGCAGCTACGGCGGCGCGGCCGGCGGCGGCATGGGCCAAGCTGGGACGTTCAATCCCAACATCGGCCAGCCGCAGCAGGGGACGCGAGCCGCCCCCAGTGACGCGCGGTTCCGCAGCTTCGCCGAGCGCTACATGGTCGCCCGGGCTCACCTGTTCCGGACGACCGCCAGCGAGCACGTCGAGGACCAGTGGCTCTGCGTGATGGACGCCAAGCGAGCGTATGCTATGATCTCTCGCGTCGGTCAGAACATCAACCCGGAGGACGGTGCACTTTGATCGGGGTCACGGTCCAAGATGCCAGATGGTGGTCGCATCGTATCGGTGCGGCGAAGGAGCGCTACATTGCGTTTTGCCAACGGCACGAACCGGTGGGCGCCAGCTACAGAACCTGGATGCAGTGGCATGCTTGGAAACAAGCACGCCTGCAGTATTTTAACGAAGAGAGGAGCAAGCTATATGGCTACAACGCAAAACGCAGGTATGTCGTCGCCTCCCGTGTCGACTACCTCAACTGGCTCTCCGCCGAACATGCCGCCCGAACTCACCCCGGCGGAACTGGAGGCGGAGAGCCTCAAGCTCACACCGCAGCAGGTGAACCAGTGGCAGGACACCATGTCGCTCATGGCGTGGACGTGCCCCGGGTTCCGGCATCTGTTCTACAAGCTGCTGTCTAACAACAACGGCAGCCACGGTGCCGTGCCTACGCACAAGGTGCCGGTCGCAGCGACGGATGCCCGCAACATCCTGATCAACCCGGAGACGTTCTTCAAGTACGACTTGAATGAGCGCGTGTTCATCATGGGGCACGAGATTGTGCACAACGTCTACGGCGACGTCGAGTTCCTGAACCACTGCCGGCGGACCGACACGGTCCCCATGAGCGACGGCAGCACGCTCCCGTTCCGCAACGGCACGATGCAGAAGGCGATGGACTTCCGTATCAATGCCCTGCTGCGCGATAGCCGCATCGGCAAGCCGCCGAAGGATTGTCTGCTCGACGACACGATCGCGACGGCCAATGAGAGCGTGGTCGACGTCTACCGCAAGGTCTACGACGATGAAGAGAGCGGCGGTGGCAAGACTGGCGCTCCCGGGTTCGACTACGTGCTGGCGCCGGGCAGCAGCAATGGTTCTGGCTCGCAGCCGCGCAACCAGCAGCAGTGGGGTGTCGAGGTTGCGGCAGCGCAGGTGCTGGAGAGCATGAAGTCGCAGGGCAAGATGCCAGGCGCACTGCAGCGCATGTTCGAAGAACTGCTCAACCCCGTCGTGCCCTGGACCGAGCACATCCGCGGTATCTTCAACCGCAAGGTGGGCAGTGGCAGCTACAACTGGCGCAAGCCGGACCGGCGGTTCATCGTGCAGGACATCCACATGCCGTCCCGCTCCGGTAACGGTGCAGGGTGGGTGGTGTGCTGGGGTGACACGTCGGGCTCGATCGGGCAGGACGAATTGTGCCGGTACCTGTCGGAACTCGGCTCGATCGTCGAGGACTGCCGGCCGCAGCGCCTCACGGTGGTGTGGTGTGACGCCCGCATCCAGCGCATCGACGAGATCGCTGAGCCGGCGGACCTGCAGCAGATCAAGTACGACGGTGCCCCGGGCGGTGGTGGTACGGACTGCCACCCCGTGTTCGAGTGGATCGCGGAGCACACGGAGCAGCCCGAGGTGTTCATCGGCTTCACTGACGGCTACGTCGACTTCCCCGAGCAGGAGCCTTCCTACCTGTGCATCTGGGCGATGACGACCAGCGTGGAGGCGCCGTTCGGCGACGTGGTGCGGATCAATCCGTAATGACGCCGCAGGAGCAGGACGAGTTAGTTGAGCGCCAGTGCATCTGTGATCAGATAAGCCGGGCCTCAAAAAAGCTGAACCAGGCGAGGCAGATGGTGTCGTACCCGGCTTTATACGAGCAGCCGGGTACGCTGACCAATGAGTTCTATATCAGGCGGACCGGTCGGCTGCTCGTCGACTGGCGGCGAAGCTGGCTGGACTATGGGGTCTGCGTGTTGCGGGCCCACGACCAGCATACTGGGCGCCGGATCACGACCAGCATACTGGGCGCGCCGGATAAAGTTTCCGTTTACCGCGGCGGTAAGTGAGCCCGCCCGGGTCGCCCCACAACTCACGGAGTTGTGGGGGTAAAGTTTTATCACGTCAATACAAATGGAGGTGATCCTATGGCTAGACGAAGCTACCGAAATCTCTCGGCACCGCGGATGGGCGAGCGCCAGAGCATCGGCGATGGCTATGTCGAGAGCGCGATTACGGCGTTGAACCATACTGCAGCGCAGACCGTCGCCCTGCAGTGCGCCTATGAGTGCAAGCGAGCTAGTACGCTACACATGCTCTTCCGGGACGACGACCTGGACAAGCTGGCCGCCGTGCGCGGCATGGTAAAGACGAACAGCGACATCAAGGGTTATCCGGTAGGTAGTGACGTCACACTCTTTATTGACTTCGCGGGTGCACGCTGGCCGGCGATCGAGCCAAGCATCCTGTTTCTGCAAGACGATCGTATCGAACCCCTCTATCGGTACATCCGGGAGGTGCGCGCAGTGCATGACCGCTTCGAGGAGGCTAAGGCTGTGCTGAAGTGGCTGAACCGTAACGCCACTCCCGGCGCGATCCGGTACTACTGGCCAACGGCAATGAAGCTCTGTAAAGACGCGCCGGTCTGGCGGGAGTTGCAGGGTGTTCCGCAGCGCTTCACCAACCCTGAATATCTGGGGGACTGGATACAGCCGCTTAAGGATGCCGCGACTACGGTGGCTGGGTCATTGCTCCTGCCGAGCGATGCGAAACCGAAAGTCCGCGCTCTGATGTGGTTGACATTTGCCCCGCGGAGTGTTCATCTGACCCTCAACAGCCAGTACACAACGGACCTCATCACCTACAACATCTAAAGGTCGCATGCTCCCAGCGCCTCCCCGCAAAAAACATCTGATCTTCCTCGACGCGGAAACCTATTTCGATGGGGATTACTCGTTGAGGAAGATGGCGACGCCGAACTACATCTTGGACCCACGGTTCGAGTTGCAGATGATGGCTGTCAAGGTGATGGACATCAGCCCGGAGGCGGGCGGCATGGCCGGGGCGCAGGCTAGGGCGATCATCAACGACAAATTCAACCCGAACAAAAACGAGGACCATTTCATCGTCGATGGTCCCGACTTCGAAGAGTGGCTACGGCAGTATGATCCGGCCACCACGACGATGGTCTCATTCAACTCCCTCTTCGATATGTCGATCATCGCATGGCGCTACGGCTACGTGCCGCACACCATGATCGACGTGATGGGGATGGCGCGTGCGCTGCTGGGGCATGAGCTAACCAGCTTCTCCCTGCGCTCGATCGCCGACTTCCTGCACCTCGGTTCGAAGGGCACGGCTCTCCAGAACATGAAGGGCAAGCGGCGAGCGGAGATCATGGCCGAAGGGCTGTGGCCCTCGTTCTGTACCTACGCCCTGCAGGACAATTACCTGTGCGAGCAAATCTTCCTGCGGCTGTATCCGCAGTTCCCGTGGGCTGAGCGCCGGCTGATGGACATGGTCCTACGCTGTTGCGTCGAGCCCCGCTTCCTGGTCGACAATGCCCTGCTGCAGCATCACCTCGTCGACGTCAAGGCGGCGAAGGCGCAGCTACTTGTGGATGCGGAGAATATCGATCCCAAGATCATCATGTCGACGCCGAAATTCAAATCAGCGCTGGAGGCGCGTGGCGTCGAAGTGGAAATGAAGGTCTCCCCGACCACTGGCAAGGAAACACCGGCGTTCGCCAAGACCGACGAGTTCATGGAGCTACTGCAGGATCACGCCGATCCGGTAGTGGCGGCGATGGCTGCTGCTCGCATCGGCTTGAAGAGCACGCTGGAAGAGACGCGGAGTGAGCGCCTGCTGAGCATCGGGCAACTCGACTGGTCGCAATGGCATGCGCGGCAAGTCCTAAGCGCGCAAGCACATGGCTTGGCACTCCCCACGTCGCCGGCCTACATGCCGATCCCGCTACGCTACGGCGGCGCGCACACCCACCGCCTGTCGGGCGAGTGGCAGATGAACATGCAGAACATGCCGACCGTGCGCGGCTCCAAAGGGAAGAGCAAGCTGCGGAAGAGCTTGATCGTCCGCCCTGATCAAACCATCGTGACGTGCGACCTGTCGCAGATCGAGGCCCGGCTGGTCGCGTGGATTTGCGGCTGTACCAAGCTCGTGAACGAGTTCGCGAACAAGCAGGACCCCTACTCCCTGCTCGCCTCCGAAATTTTCGGCCAGCCTATCAATCGCAAGCTGAAAGACGCCGCGGGGAACGTGATCTTCGAGATCGAAGGCTTCATCGGCAAGACGGGCATTCTGGGTCTCGGCTACGGCTGTGGCAAGGATAACTTCGACACGATGGTGATCCGCAGCGCTCGCTCGATGGCGCTGGATATCTCGCAGAAGTACAACCGCCAGATCGGCGACAAGGCGGTCGACGCCTATCGCCGTCGCTATGCCGAAATCCCTAGGGGCTGGAACATCCTCAACCAGCTTATCTCGACCGCGTGGCTCTCTGGCAGCCACTCCGCGAAGTTTGGCCCCGTTACCGTCTCCTACGGCAACGTGCTGCTTCCGTCGGGGCTGAGCCTGCGCTACGCTGATCCGCGCGTCGGCATCGACGCCGACGGGCGCCAAGAGTATCGTTACCGCTACGGTAAATTTTGGCATCGCCTCTATGGAGCCAAGCTCCTGGAGAACATAGTACAGGCTCTCGCGCGTATCGTGGTGATGAACGCTGCACTGCGCATCCGCGACCGCGGGCTTCATACGGTTAACCCGCAGGATTATCGCTTCGTGCTGCAGGCGCATGACGAACTTGTGTTCATCGTGCAGACATCGGAGCTTGACGCCGCGAAGAAAATCATTTTAGAGGAAATGACGCGCCGCCCGTCATGGGCACCGGATGCTCCGATCGATGCGGAGCTTGGTCAAGGCGCTTCATACGGAGAAGCGAAATGAACCCAACGAACGCGCAGGCTTCCGGGCCACGGCGCATCTACCTCGCGGGACCGATGCAAGGGTACCCCGAGTTCAACTTCCCCCGCTTCAATGCGGTCGCCCGAGCCCTTCGAGCCAGCGGCCACGAAGTGTTCAATCCCGCCGACAAGGATATCGAGCGCCACAACGGTGTCGATATCTCCAAGGGTAACACCACCGGCAGCTTGGAGAAATCCAAGACCGAGCATGGGTTCTCCCTTCGCGCGGCTCTCGCCGAGGACCTGCAGTACATCTGTGCTTCTGCCAACTGCATCATGTTGCTTCCCGGCTGGGAACGCAGCAATGGGGCACAGGCGGAGCATCGCACGGCGGTTGCCCTGCAGTCCGAGGGCATGGAGATCGTCTATCTGTCCGAAGAAGTGTGTCGGGTGATGGAAGACCTGCAGGAGATCGCCGATGCGTAGGAAGATCGCCAAGTCCAAGCAACGCGCGCGTTCTTTTAAAATCGCCGCGCCGTCGAAACCGGCGCCGGCGGCGGTCGACGCCCCCACCCGCTTGCTAGGTATCCTCACCAGCGGCGAGCGCAAGACCTATCCGATGGCAAGCGGATTGATGGACTACTTCCCCGACGCGCTCGCGGCGGTCTCTCACGTCTCGTATCTGGGCAACCAGAAACACAACCCGGGCGAACCTCTGCACTGGGCGCGCGGCAAGTCCATGGACCATGCTGACTGCGCTATGCGCCACCTCCAAGAGCGCGGCACGCTCGACCCTGAAGGCGTTCGGCACACGGCGCAACTTGCGTGGCGTGCGCTCGCGCTTCTTCAGGAGGAACTGGAGGCCGCATACGGGCTCCCGGCTCCTCGTGGGGCGTCGTCGGACGACGCCTGACTTTACCGCGACGGTAAATCGCCCGGACCGGGAGGGCCTGGTCCGGGCACCCAAACGTAAATGCGGAGTGAAAAATTGGATTGCGCGGCGAGGACGGCAGCAGAGATGGATCGAGGGCGACAGATCGCCACTGCAGCGCGACGGCGCAGCGACCTGCAGCGCTTGGTCGATGCGAAGAAGGTCAAAGTGATGGTGGCATTACCCGGGCACCCGTTCTACGACAGGCGCGAGGGCCAGATGAACCTCTTCTACGTCGACGGCGTGCAGGTGGCGAGCCAGAACGACCGGGAAGCTGATTACCCGAGCGAGTTCGTGATGGCGACGCTTCAACTGGCGGTCAGTGCCACTGTTGGGTACGACGGCGTGGCGCCGCCTGTCCAGACCCACCGCGTCAGTGCTGAAGCGAAGGCCTATAACGCCGCGCTGAAAAAGGCGAACGCGAACCGGCCGGATATGCAGTGATGGCCAACAAGAGAGCGATGCGCCTACTGATCGACGATGACGTGATCGACGAGTTTCGGATCGCGCGGGAGAAGGAACGGCATGACCGCGGTGAGGTCATTTTGCAACTGATCGACGCCGGGCATGTCGCCGTCGTCATAAACAACAATGCGGACAAGATAACGCTGGTGATTGAAGGCGAGAGCTTCTCTTGCCCGCGCGCGGTGTACCCGACGACGGAACTGGTGGCGCGGATACAACTGGCACGTCAGGCCGGCCGTAGTGAGAAGAACGTCGTGAAGCCTCCGATGTCTGAAGAGGTCGCGACGGAGGCCCTGAATGCGAAATACTGGGTACGGATGTGCTCGTGGCTAGGCAACACGGCATTCAAGAGGAATTACGGATGGCTGGTATGATGGGCGGCGGCTATCCGGGGCACACCCCGATCAACCCGATCTACACCTTGACGGTGCGGGACGTCGAGCGCCTAGCGAAGGCTGGTGTCGTGATTAATTTCGCAGACATCAAAGACCAAGTGATGCCAGATACGGATCATCCCCCACCGGAGGCGATGTCGGTACCGCAGAGTTTAGATGACGCGTTTTGGCAGCGCTGGCATCGCGCGCACATCAAGGATTTTCACTCGCTTTATGAGCGCCCCTACGACATCCACGCCCACGCCTACGGTGACAAGGTATATGTCTTTGTCGCACCACGCGATCGCGAGCCGCTGATCATTGAGGACGTAGCGCAGCTATATCCCTCGGATGCGCTGATGGCGAAGATCGCTCTGCTGGAGACGACGAAGTGAAACTGGAAACGCATCAGGCTCCCGCGCGTTCCGCCGCCCCACGTGCTGCCAAGGCGTGGTCGTGGAGCTACAGCAAGCTCAAGAATTTCGAGGTGTGCCCGAAGCGCATGTACGAAGTGGACATCGCCAAGAATTTCCAGGATACTGGCGGCGAAGCCCTGACGTGGGGCAACGAGGTTCACGATGCGCTCGCCAATGCGCTCAAGACCAACCTCCCCCTGCCGGCGGAAATGAAACAGTACGACTACTGGGTGGACCGGGTGCGGCGCGGCGCAGGGGAGCTATTCGTCGAGCAGAAATATGCGATCAACAGGCAGTTTGAGAAGACTGCTTACTTCGCCCCGGATGTCTGGTACCGCGGCATCGGCGACGTCGTGCGCATCGATAAGGACATCGCGCTGGTTGTCGACTGGAAGACCGGCAAAATTCTGGAAGACAGCGTGCAGCTTATGCTGATGGCGCAGTGTCTGTTCAGCCACTTCCCGACATTGAAGTATGTCCGCAGTTCGTTCATCTGGCTGAAGGATGACTGCGAGACCCCGGAATTGTTCACACGGCAGGAGGTGGCCGACCAGTGGATCGGTCTGCTGGATCGCGTCAACGGTATGGAGCAGGCGGCGAAGAACATGAACTACCCGCCGAAGCCCGGTCGCCTCTGCCGCTCGTATTGCCCGGTCACGTCCTGCCCGTTCCACGGCAAGGGGGCACGATGACCGCGTACAAACGATTTCACACTGGCCGCGCGGAAGCGCAAGATACCAATACCTCTATAGAGCCGTGGCAGCGCACGCCCCGTTGGATGTTCTGGCGGCCCGCATGGCGACGACGGAAGCGGGGCGTCGCCGATGTCGGCTGGGTTTACCAGACGCACCGCCACCGCGCACGCCAGCTTCTGCACGAACGGTTCGGGAAATAAGGATGGCGCGAATGCAGGATTACGAAGAAGAGTTCGGCTGGCAGCGCACGCCACGCTGGATGTTCTGGATGCCGACATGGCGGCGGAAGAATTTTGTCGGCTTGACTGGAGCCGATGACGGCTGGGAATATCAGACTGCGCGGAAGCGCGCCTACAAAGCACTGGAGGAACATTATGGCCGGAATTAGCAATCGATCCACGACTGGCATTGAGGCGGAGGAAGCCATCCGCCAGTTCTTTCTGACCAAGGCCTTCACTCACGGCAGCGCCCGGCAGCTTGTCCGCTGGCTGGACGACGCCGGCTACATCGTCGTGCCGAAGCCCTACACCAAACCTGCCCGACGCGGCAACGATAAGAAAATCTCGGTTGACAGTCCGTGGATCGGCAAGTCGCACAGCGCACGGTTGGTCGGGGGCTGAAGATGTCGGTGGGCTGGATACGCGCGCCAGTTTCAACAACGGTGGCACGCCCCCGGGGATACGCCGCGTTGTCGCGGTCGACTGATAAGGTGCTCCCGGACGAGTGGGCAACGCGTGAAGGCGGACGGCAGGAGTTCAAATGGCATCGCCTGCCGCGATGGATGTTCTGGCGCTGGCGCACCCCGTGGGCGCGTCGAGTGTTCGACCGCGAGGACTGGACGATCGAGTATGCGACCGACGTGCAGGTGGCACGAGAATACATGGAGAAACAATATGCGCGAGAGAATTGAGATCAGGATCAACCTTTGGTACGTGGCGTTCGGCGTTGCCTACGGCGTCGTCTTTCTGGCCCTGGTGTTTCGATGACATTGGAGGACCTGCTGCGCACCGCGACGGCGAAGGGGCTGACGCACCTCACGCTGTACCCGGTCCATAGCGAAGACCGGAAGACAGTCTACTGGCACGCGCTCGCCACCCCGTCGACGATGCACCGCTACGTGGAGACGACGGCGCTCGATCCGGTCGAAGCCATCACGCAAGTGCTCGGCGCGCTCCCGTCTGCATCGCGCCGGCGCGCTCCGGCGGCAGAACCAAACCTCCGCGGCTCCTCCGGCGTTACCGCGGCGGTAATCGACCCAATGCCCCACTCCGTCCCCGACCCCCAACTCTCACCAGAAAACGAGCTTGAAACATGGCTACCGAAAACGTGATGCTTGACATCGAGACGCTGTCCACGGCGACGGACGCGCTGGTCCTCTCGATCGGTGCAACGCAGTTCGACAGTTCGCCGACTGGCCCAAAGTTTGGCGACGAAATTCTCCTCTGCCCGGACATCAAGGAGCAGCTTATTCTCGGGCGGCAGGTCGACCGCTCGACGCAGCTATGGTGGAAGTCCCAATCTGCCGCCGCCAAGGCGCACTGGCTGGATGCGCGTCCGGAGACAATCTACTCTGTCCGCTCGGCGCTCAGCATTTTGAACCAATTCGTGTCCGGGTTCGAGAAGGTCTGGGCGCGCGGGCCGCACTTCGACGTCTCGATCCTACAGTCGCTCTACGAGGCAGTCGGAATGACCCCGGAGTGGCGATATAACGGCGTGCGCGATGTGCGCACCTTCTGCAGCGAGACGCCAGTGTTGCGTAACTGGGAGGGTGCTAGGCCTCTCCACCCGAAACACCACCCGCTCCGGGACAACCACGAGCAGATTGTCGATCTGTGGGAGCATGGCTATCAGGTGGTTGCTCCGCCGACAGACAACAGCGAGGGCTAGCGTCATGGTACAGACGCCCGAGGGCCGCGTCAAGAAGATGGTGAAGAAAGCGCTCGACACGCTCGGTGCCGACTGCTGGCGGTTCATGCCAGTCCAGTCCGGGTTCGGTAGCGTGGCCCTCGACTTCCTGCTTGCTATCCGCGGGCGATTTGTCGCCATCGAGACGAAGGCCCCCGGCAAGAAGCTCACGCCGCTACAGGAAGGTACCAAGGCAGCGATCGAAGCCGCCGGCGGTATTGTCCTCGTGGTGTGGGACGAGACCTCACTTGAACTCGCAATGAAGATCATCCTCGCTCTGGAGTTTGCCCCCAATGCGCCGCAACGATCCGCCGCTGAACACATCCGAGAAAACCTCGACGTTGTCCGCGATGGCGGCCGATCCGTCAATGACGGCCCCCTCGACTTCGTCGCCCTCCACCTCGCCTCGGAAAAGAAAAGGCCGGGAAAACAACACCTGCGCGCCAAGCTCAAGGCATCGACGATTGACGCTGCAATTGGCGGGCATCATGGCGCACCTGGCGCAGCATCCAAACGACAAGCTGAGCCAGCAGCGTGTCGCGACGATCAACGAATTACTGCGGCGGTAAGCACCGATTTTGAGTTCGGTGATCCGGCCGCTGGAAGTTATTATCACAGAGGACCTGACAATGGGAAACGCTGACCGACCCGGAACTTTCGACCAGAACGATACCGTGCTCCACTCGCGCATCGACTACGAACTGTCCCTCTTGCGGGTAGAGTTGATCAAGGCGATGACCAAACACGCCCCGATGAACTCGCCCCACGAAGGGCACAGCGTGATCCGCGAAGAACTGGACGAACTCTGGGACCACGTGAAGGCCGATACCGGTCGCACGACTGCCGCCCGCAAGGAAGCTCGGCAGGTGGCGGCCATGGGCCTCCGCTATGTGCTCGACCTGTGTCAGAACGCGGAGGAAGTCGATGCGCAGGAAGCCGCAGCGCGTGCCCAACGCATGCGACCCTGAACGGTACGACGATCCGCTGGGGCTGAGCGAGCCACTACCTGAAGGTGCTCCGGCGTATGCGCCAGCAGTGCCGGCGGTCGTCACCGGGCTGAGCGACGATGAAGATGCACGGCGATATCTCGCCCTGCAGTTCAATCAGGATTTGCGGTTCTGCACGAACTGTGAGACGTACCACGGTCCGCATGTCGAGAACCTGCATGACTGGTGGTGCCACTACTGCGGCGACAACCTCCGTCCGGTTGGTACGAAGCCGCGAACGAAGAAAGTGCCGGCACGATGACGTTCGATAACACCAAGGGCCACTGCATCGTCTCCAAGGCGAACAAGGTCATCCTCGTGCCCCGGCGCGGGGACACGTGCAATATGTTCCCAGAGACGCATCAGATCACGCACCTCGATCAGGAATTTCTGGTGGTCAACCATGACATTCCTCGCACGATCATGCTGCGCTCGCTGGGTTATCACATCCCCAACCCGATGCTCTCGTACTACGAGTTCCCAGGCGGTAAGCCGTTCGACGTGCAGAAGCGCACGGTTGACCTGATGACCACGGCTGCGCGCTGCTACGTGCTCAACTCCATGGGCACCGGCAAGACCAAGGCGACGTTGTGGGCGTGGGACTATCTCTACAGCCACGGCTTCTGCGGCAAGCTGCTGGTCGTTGCTACGCTCTCCACGTTGAGGTTCGTCTGGCAGAGCGAGGCCTTCGCGACCCTCCCCCACCGCAAGGTGGAGGTGCTGCACGGTACCAAGGCACAGCGTCTCGAACGCCTCGACAACAAAGACGCCGACATCTACGTGATCAACCACGACGGTCTCAAGACCATCATGCCCGAGCTATCGCAGCGGCTGGATATCGACGTGCTGGCGCTGGACGAGGTGGCGGTCTACCGCAACAACAGCGACCGCTCCAAGGCGATGCGGAAGTTTGCCCCACGCTTCAAGATTGTCTGGGGATTGACCGGCCGCCCGATGCCGAACGAGCCGACTGACGTGTGGGGTATCTCCAAAGTCGTGACGCCCCACACCTCACCGAAATACTTCAAGCAGGCGCAAGAACTGCTGATGACCAAGATCAACAATTTTAAGTGGATACCGCGACCCGAGGCAATTGATCGTGCCATCGCCATGCTGCAGCCGAACGTGCGCTTCGATCTCGATCAGGTCGTGGAGTTGCCCGAGGTGATCTCCCGCACCATCGATGTCCCGCTCACGTCGATGCAGTCGAAAATCTACAAGACGCTGGCGACCGAGTTCAAGGCTGAGGTCGGCAATGGGCAGGTCACGGCAGTAAACGCGGCAGTGGCGATGGGCAAGCTGCTGCAGGTCTCCGGGGGCTGGGTGTATGCTGGTCCCATGGGCGCCGTCCCCGTGTTCAAGGTGGACGATCCAATGCCCCGCCACCAGACGCTCATCGATCTCATCAACGAGAACGAGCGCAAGGTGATTGTATACGTCCCGTTCCGGCACGCCATCGAAGGGCTCACGCCGATCCTCGACGCGGCCGGCATCGAGCATGCTGTGGTGCACGGCGAAGTGTCTGGCCGCAGCGAGATATTCAATCAGTTCCAGCACACCGACAAATACAAGACCCTGCTGGCGCACCCCGCCTGCGTGGCGCACGGGCTGACGCTCACCGCTGCGGACACCATCATCTGGTACATGCCGATCACGTCGCTGGAGATTTACGAGCAGGCGAACGCGCGCATCACTCGCATCGGGCAGAAGCACAAACAGAAAGTGCTTCACCTCCAATCAACTCCTGTTGAACGGAAAATATATTCGTTGCTCCAGCGAAAGCAAAAGGTGCAGGACACCCTACTGGAGCTACTCGCCGACGCCACAGAGAAGAAGGCGTAATTGCCCGACAGGGCTACACCAGAGAAGGAGAACCAGCTATGGCCGACACGCAAGCGGTGGTGGTCGCCCCCGCAAAAGAGACTACCCCGGCGACCGTTGACAAGCGGGTGGAACAGTACATCACGATCCGCGACAGGCTCAAGGAAATGGACGCGGAACACGAAGAGCGACGGAAGCCTCTCGTGGAGCTACAGAATTTGTTAACTGGTTGGATGCAGAACTTCATGGAGCAGGCCGGCGCTGACAACGTCAAGACTGCACACGGGACGTGCTACGCGACGACGCGGTACACGGCTTCCCTCGCCGACCCCCAGGTGTTCATGGATTTTGTCATCACCAACAACGCATTCGATCTTCTCGACCGGAAGGCAAACACGACCGCCGTCCGCGATTACGTGGAAGAGAAAGGCGGGCTGCCCCCAGGGGTGAACCTGTCCTCGATCAAGACCATCGGAGTGCGCCGCGCCTCCGGGAAGTAATTACCGTCGCGGTAACCCAACCCCAACTAAGGACCACCTCATGTCAACGGACCTAATGAATGTATCGGCGTTCAAAGGCCTCGCACCCGCGGGGGCTTTCGCCGCTCTGGACCCCCACGCCGAAAGCCTTGCCGATGGTATCGGTTCGAGCTACGGCATCATCGGATACAAGGGCAAGGTGTGGTCGCTGCGACTGCGCGGCGAGAGCTACATCTTCACTCGCCCGGACGACGGTTCGCCGGCGGCGTTCCTCGACGTGATCATCCTGCGGTCGCCGAGCTACAAGTCGAAGAGCTTCTATCCGCCCGGCACGTTCCAGGATGGCCAGATTGGCCAGCGTCCGACGTGCGCCGCGCTCGATGGCACCACGCCTGATCCCGACATTGCGACCCCGCAGTCGACGTCGTGCTCGATCTGCCCGCGCAACGTCTTCAAGCTCAACGCCGAAGGCCGCAAGACCAGGGACTGCTCTGACTACAAGCGCCTCTCGGTGCTGATCCTGCCGAGCCTGACGAAGGCCCTGCTGGGTGCGCCGCTGATGGAGCCAGTGTTTCTGCGCGTGCCGGCCGCCTCGCTGAACGATCTCGCGCTGTTGGGCGAGGGCATGTCGGCGCAGGGCTTCCACTACGCCTCCTACATCACGCGCATCGGCTTCAACCCTGAGAAGCCGCACCCGCAGATGACGTTCCGCGCGCTGCAGGCACTCACGGACAAGGAAGCGCCGGTGGTGCTGCCGCTGCGTGAGGACCCGACGGCGATCCGGATCACGGGCGAGAGTGAAGTCGGCAAGGGACGCCCGGCGGCGATCGCCGCGGTGCAGACCACGACCGAGCAGACGGGGCAGGTCGATCCCGCTGCCGCCGCCAAGGCACAGGCGGCTCTTGCTGCTGCGGCCAAGGCACAGGCGGAAGCGGTTGCCAAGGCACAGGCGGAAGCGGCCAAGGCTGCGGCCGACGCGGCTGCCAAGGCTGCGGCCGACGCGGCTGCCAAGGCTGCTGCTGCGGCTGGACCGATCGATACCGGGTTCGGTGATATTGGCACGACGGCGGTAGCGCAGGCACCCACGCCGACGCTGACCCCGGGACCGGGGCTCGACACCGGGTTCGGTGTGACAGCAACCGTGGCGGTACAGCAGCCGACCACGGTGACGAATACGGTTGCTGACACCGGCGCACCGGAGGACGCCGACGCTGAACTGGATGCCCGTATCGCGTCGCTGATGCCGAAATAAGAGCGTAAGCTCGATGTCGGACTGGAATGCAATCTCCGCCTTCATGGCTAGCGTGGTGCCGTGGCCCGTGTCCCCCCAGGACCCGGGCTACGTCAACTTGCATTTCAGTTCGGTCGACCGGAAGAACCCGACCGGCCCCCTTCGTAAGGGTGGGGGCTGGCCCTTCCGCAGCGTGGACACGTTCGTGGGCCGCGCCTCGTGGATCAACACCACGACCCAATTCAAGGATGTCTGGTTTTGTTTGTCACTGCAGTCGCAGGTCAAGCCCAACGCCAAAGACCCGAACAAGCCCCGCGCGCATCGTCTCGCCGCCAATGCGCTCAAGGTAAAAGCGCTGTGGATTGATGCCGATGTCGGCTCGAAAGCTGGCGAGTACGCCACCGTTGAGGACGCGCTGAAAGCCCTGATCCTGTTCCGCGAGAAGCATGCCCTGCCGCCCTATAGCGCGATGGTGGGCTCTGGCGGCGGCGTGCACGCCTACTGGATCAGTCAGAACGCCATGACAGTGAAGGAGTGGGCGCCGTTCGCGGACGGCTTGCGCACGCTGCTGATCCAGGACAAGCTGGTCAAAGACCCCGGCGTCACCACCGACGTCGCGCGCATCCTCCGCGTGCCCGGCACCTTCAACCACAAGACCACGCCACCGAAGCCAGTGCAGCTATTCAACGTGCCGCTGGTGATGTACGATTTCCCGACGCAGCTTGGCGTGCTGCCACCCCTGGCCCCGGCCTCCTCTACCACGGCACAGGCGGCGAAGCCGGCGCAATCTGTGTTCGCCGAGGGTGTGGACGCAGCCAGCTTTGGCAAACCGGCGTTCACGATCGAAGGCCCAGACCTGCAGGCGGGCATCGGGCATGAAGAGACGCTCCTGAAAGTGGAGCCTATCTTCAAACAATGCGGCTTCTACAAGGATGCGTTGCTCACCGGTGGAGCAGGCTACGACAACGCGCTTTGGATGTACTCAGTCCTCGGCACGACATTCATGGAGAACGGCAATGCGATCGCACACGCGATTTCTAAAGGCCACCCGACCTATTCCGCGGCAGATACACAGGCGCTCTACGATCGCAAGGTGGCTGAACGGGCTGATCGAGGAATTGGATATCCAAGCTGTGCCGCCATTGCAGGTGCTGGCTGCGAAGCGTGCAAGACGTGCCCGCTCTTCCAAAAAGGGAAGTCACCGCTCAACATAAGGCCCGCGGTTACCGCCACGGTAACGCCGCTCAACATGGCGGCGCCGGCGCTCAATCAGACGCAGACCGCGAAGGACTTGCATCTGCCGCTTGGCTACGACGTCAACGATGACGGGTTCATCTGCGAGGTGGTGCAGAACGAGATCAACGGCGAACTGATGCCGCCGACGCTCAACCAACTGTTCTGGTCGAAGATCAGCGACCCGTGGGTCCAGCGCGATCCCGACTGCCTGAACTTCACCACTACGGTCGACAAGGGGCGAACCCACGACGCTTCTATTCGACACAGCGATATGGTATCGATGGGTCTCGACCGGGCGTTCGCCAATAACAAGGTGAAGATTTTCCCGCGCAACAAGGCAAAATTGGAGCACTTCACAGTGTCATGGCTTGCAAAGCTTCACGAGATTGCCGCCGCCAGCAAGGCGATGCCGTTCGGCTGGTACCGAAACGGCGACGAGCTTAAGGGCTTTGTCTACGCCGGCCGGCTCATGCACGACGACGGGAGCGAGACACCTTGCGGTGTTGGCGATCCGCAACTCCGCCAGATTTTCCACCCTACCGGCGACATCCAACACTGGTTCGACGCTGCGGCCACCATCACGAACCAGCGCCGGCCCGAGCTTGACGCGATCATCGCGCTCTCGTTCGCGGCACCCCTGACAGCGCTGGTCGGCCAGAACGCCATGACCATGTGCGCGTATGGCGACAGCGGCGTCGGCAAGACCGCGGCCTACTCGGTCGGCGTCTCGGTGTGGGGCCACAGCAAAAAAGGCAAACAGGTTTCACACTCGACGTTCAACAGCGTGATGAAGCAGATGGGCGAGCTTGCCAACCTGCCGCTCTACTGGGACGAGATCAAAGACGCCAAGGCGCAGCAAGCGTGTTACGACTTCATCTACAACGCGAGCGACGGCGTCGAGAAGGGCCGCATGAAGGCGGACACCTCGTTGCAGGATAAAGGCACGTGGCAGACCTGCATGTGCATGGCGGCGAACATCAGCTTCACCGACTTCGTGATGAAGAAGGACCCGAGCCACATCGCCGGCGTCTCGCGCGTGCTGGAATACCGCGTGGCGAAGAGCAGCAACCCGACCGGCCGCATCAGCCAGACCGACGCCACGGTGATCTTCGACAAGCTGCAGACGTCCTACGGCCAGATGGGGCTGCTGTACTCGAAGCTGCTGGCGCTCAACCATGCCGTGATCAAGGCCGAGTGTATCGACACCTGCAAGCAGGTCGAAGTCGACATGCAGAGCCAGGAGCCCGAGCGGCTGTGGGTTGCGCTGGTCGGCACGCTGCTGGTCGGCGCCAGGCTAGCGAACACTCTCGGTGCCGACATCGGACTGGAGGCGCTGAAGACCTTCCTCTACGCGACGTACCAGGCAAACCGGGCGAAGCGCGACAACATCATGGCGGTCAGCGGCATCCGCGAGACCACTGAAGGGATCATGGGCAAATACTTCGCCATGGTCGACACCAACGATCAGGCTATGTGGACCCAAGGGATGCCGCAAGGGACCGGCAAGCCGGCTGCCGTTACGATCCTGCACGGGCCGAAGGACACCAAGAACGTCGCCGTGATGGAGGCGATCGCGGTTCGCTGGGATGTCGAGAACAAGACGGTCTACATCCTCAAAGACCACCTTAACGACTTCCTCAACACGACCGGCGTCGGCGCCGGGACGTGTCTGGAGAGCCTGAAAAAAGAATACGGGATGGAGTACCAACGCCGCGTGCGCATCGGTGCCGGTGCGTTCGCAAGCATGCGGCAGACCTGCTGCGTCATCTCGAACATCGGACCTGATCACGACTTCGCCGATCTCTTGTATAAGTGGACCGCGCCATCCGAACGCCCCACCTCGGATGAGCCTACCCCGGGCCCAGTCGATACCGGCTTGACCCCAACCGAAGACGTGGTGGCCTTCGTACATGGAGCAACCAGTGGATAAAACAAAGCTCGCCAAGCTGCTCGCGATGACGACATCGACGCACGACGGCGAAGCACTGAACGCGATACGCATGGCGAACTCCATGCTCGTCGTAGCCGGCTTGACCTGGACAGACGTCCTCACCACCGAGCACACGCTGAATATCTCGGTTCGACGGCAGGCGCCGGCGCAATCATACGAGGGCTCGCAAGACGAATGGAGCCCGCCGCACCTCCGCGACAAGGTGATCATCGACACGATGTTCCGGGGGCTGTATGCCCAGCCGCGTAGCTCGAACGAAGAGTTCTGGCAGTGGATGGACAGTGTCCACAATTACTGGCGCCAGCACGAGCGCCTGACACCCCGACAATATCAGGCCTTGCGACGCTGCTACCAGCGGCTCAGGACCCCTGCCGCTTGACCGACCACCACGTGCCGGCCGCTCCGCCGGCGCAGGCTGGGATCAGCAGCCAGAGGTCCTTCACGGCCTCGGCAGTGACGAAGGTCGAGCACACGATAATCCCCGCGGCGTAGAACGCGCTTTTCTCCGCATGGCGTGCGGCGATCGCCTTGGCCCACTCGGCCCAGACGATGTCGGCGATTACCGTGGCGGTAAAGACCAGAAACCACGTCATCGTGCAGGTTGCACAATGAGCTTGTCCACGGCCTCCTGGAGGCTCTCACGGACGCAGATGTAGCCATTGCTGGTGAGCAGCCGGCTCTGGGCGGTTGGCGCACAGGCGGCCGGTTCTGCGACGGCTACCACCGCTTCACGGTTGACCCAGATCAGCTTCCCGGATGGGGCCAGGAAACTAACGAAGCTGAACAAGATCAAGAGGGGCGCAATGTACCTCATGACCGTCTCTTCCCGATCCGGTGGGCGCGGAACTGGAGCTTGCCGTCGACCACCTGATAGTCGACCGTGTGCTCCAGGTTACAGTCGCAGCACTTTTCGCGCTGTCCCTTCCACGCGATGGTGACCCATTCACCATCTTCGATATGTACGACGGGCGGGCGGGCCATCAGTTCGCTCCCACCAACCAGTCGGGGTTTTCCATGTCGACCTCGATCGGTTCGAGATCAACTGGATGGTAGCGCCGGCGCCGCGTCGACGGTGTGACGTTCGTGTTCTTCCCGGGCTTCCGGGGTTGGGGCTGAGGGCGGCGCATTGTTCAACTCCAAGCGGTTGCATCGAGCACAGAGAAACTTCGGAAACAGATGTTCACACTCCGTTAGGAGCGCGGCTTGATCACGGGTAGACATTTGTCCGCCTTCGCCTTGGGGGCTGCGCACATCCCGTTGCCCTTGCCGGCACCGGTCTTGCCATACTTCTGATCGGCATCGGCGGTGTCGCCCACGACGTCGGGGCTCTGGCGCTTGCCTTCCGACGGATCACGAAACTCGACGTGCTCCTTCAGGAAGTCTCTAGCGCGACCGAGCGTTGCTCCGCCCTTGGCGTAGTCCGCGTCCCGCGGGGCTTCCCCCTTTGCGTAGCTTGCCATCGTTCTTCTCCGTCTTCTTCTGCCCAGGGAAACGATCCCCGTGAGCGTGGTAGAGGCGAACTTGCGCCTCGTTGAAATGGCGCCCGGTGGGGCTGGTGTAGTCGTTGGGGCCGACCTTCTTGAAGGGCATCACGCGCTCCTGAATTACCGCGACAGTAAGTCGCCGAGGGTTAATTATCGGTATCCGGTCCCCTTGTTCAGCAGGCCTTCTGCCGGGCCAGCGCCGCCGTGCTTGAAGCGGCTGATGGCGTCCCGGTTGGTCTTGATCGGGATCATCCGCTCGTAGCGCACGGCCTTCTTGCTGGGGTCCTTAATGTCCAGGGCCGTGTCGCGCACCGCCTTGCCTGCCGAGATCAGCGGGTTGGTGCCAGGCTCCGACTTCTGCACGGCATTTGCGAAGGTGCTGTAGGGGCTTACGAGCCCGCGGGCGGCGTATTCTGCCCCCTGCGTAACAACGCGCGCAGCCGCCGGCCCGCTGCCGTGGAAGGCGGCACGGACGTCGCCAGGCTCCACGATCGGCTTGCCACGGAAGTCCCGGTTGGCCGCCGCCCCAAGGGCAGCCGAGAGCAGCGGCGGCACGGTGAGGGAGCCCCGAACAAACGCGGTCACATCTTGTTTACCTTCGGCCGCCTCGACCAGATGGGTCGGGATGGTGACCGGGCCGCGGCGGGCCGCCTTCGCGCCCTCGTTGCCGGTGAGCCACTTCGCACCCTTGTCGAGTATCGGGTAGATCGCGAGCGCGAGGAAGCCCATGGTCATCAGCTTGCCGGCAGCGTCGACGCGATCGCCAAGCGTCGCCTCTTTGCTGAAGGCGTCCTTCAAGATGTTCGCATAGGAGTTATACATGCCATAGTGGTATCGGCCGAACGCCGTCATCGCCGGGTCGCCCAGAAACTTCGCGAACATGCGGCTCTTGTCGCCCTTGCCGCCAATGACATGCGGGATGCGGTAGTTCGGGATGTCGCGCTCCGCTTCGATGATCGCGTCCTTCATCGACTTGCCGTGCCGCATCAACTCCATCACCCGCTGCGTGAGGAAGACGTCGTTCGCCGCCCACATCACCTTGGATGACGTATCCCAAACCGCCCGGCCGAGTGCCTTGAGCGGCACGCCGAGCTTGTCGGCGATCGGCCCCCACTTCGACGGGTTCTCCTCCATATCCATCTGCAGGCGCTTGGCGTACTGCTCCAGCAGCCGGCGCGTGAGCACACTGCCGTAGATGGTGCCCGCACCTTCACGGCGCATCGCCATCTGGAACTCATCCTGGTTGACCACAGACTTGATCGCGCGCGGGGCGTCCTCGATCACCATGCGGATGTTCTTCGGCACCGAGAAGTTGTCCCAACCGCGACCGACATACCAGTGCGCGCCCACGTTGTTGATGTGCGCGGTCGGCATCCAGAACAGGAGCTTGGTGACGGCGCTGTTAAACTTACGGTAGCCACCTTGCGGGTGGCCAGCGAAATCGTCGAACACTGCCTTCAACTCAGGATGCAGGAACGTCCCCTTCATGTTGGGGAGCGTGCTCTCTTCCCAGCCGCGCTCTTCAGCGGTAGCACGGTTGCGCGTCGACAGCTTCTTGAACTGCGGCGTGTTCGTGATGCGGTGAAGCTCGCCCAGATGGCGTGCCATCGAGGCCAGTTGCGAGTTGGACACCGCGGCGCTAAAGCCTGCGTTGGTGTAATATTGCATCGGCTTGGACGTGCCATCGCCGCCGCGCGCATTCTCCATAATCTCGCGCGTCGTCGCCTGCCGCATCGTGTAGGAGTTCGGCCCCGCCTTGTAGCCCTTACCGTCCTCGAACTCGAACGACGGGTCTTTGATCTTCTCGCGCTTGTACTTGTCCCACTTGATGAAGCCATTATCCGTCGGCTGGATCACATGGCGGCGGCCGTCGGCCCCCTCCAGCGCATAGAACTTACGCAGCTTGGCTGAGTTCGCATTGACCGACAGGCCATTGTACGTGGGCTGCGTCGGGTCATCGCTGTTCTTCAGCATGTTGTATTCGCCCGTGTCACCCTTGGTGATACGCGCAATGTGGTTGAGCACGTCCGGACCGATCCGGTCAGGGTCGATCTGACGGATAGCCGCGACGAACTGGTCGTTCTCATCGAGCAGCGGCTTCAGGTGCTCATCGTAGAGCTTCTTGATCTCCGGAGGCAGGCTCTCGATGTTGGTCTTGCCGGGCTGCTTGCCGGGCAGCGGGAAGTTGGCGCTGTCCGCATCTCGCGCGTGATAGATGCGCTCCATCATCTTGGGATCGGTAAGCTCCTTCGGCATGGCGCGCAGGCGCTCCAGCACACCGATGAAGTGGTTGCGATCAACCTGATTGATCTTGTGCAGGTCGTCGGACAACGACTGCACGTACTCGTCATGGGGCGAGCGCAGCGTCTTCGCGCGATAGCTCTTCGGCTCTGTGCGCTGCATCGCGCTGGACATCCAACGGTCGAAGTCGGCCTTGATCTTGCCGATGTCCAGGGAGCCGCGCTCGTCAGCGACGAAGTGGTCGAACAGGTCCTTCACACCCCGACTGACGCGCGGCTCCGCTTCGGCAGGGAGGGCTTCCATGCCGTGGGGCTTCGCTTGTGCCTTCTCCAACAGCGCCAGGAGACGCTTGGTCTCCTCGGGGTCGCTGATCTTGATCTGTTTCTTCTCGCCGCCGGCGCGCTCTTCCGAGGGCACGTTGGCCTCCTTGGACTTGCGACCCGCGAGCGCCGCCGCTTCGGCCTTGCGCGCAGCCGCCTTGTCCAGGACGTCCTTCGAGATCGCCCTGGTATCGATACTCGCCAGCGAGCTATCCTTCACGTCGACAGTCCGACGCGGCAGCTTCTTCAGATCGGCGCGTGTCTTCACCGGCGTCGGCTCGACCATCGCCTCAGCTTCTTCGTGCGGCACGTCGAACTTGGCCTTCCGCTTGGCGTCGATGGACGCGATCATAGCGTCCTCCGCCTCGTTCGTGCCGGGCAGATGCTGCTTGGCTTCGGCCGCGGCCACCGCGTCGTCGCCCGATCGGCGGCTCTGCGCGATGTCTGCCTCGACCCGGTTACCACCACGGTAATTCTCAACGGCTTCGTCGCCGCCACGCAGCAAGCGCTCGGCCTCACGGAATTTCTTGATGTTGCCGGGGGTCGGCTTCATGAGGACCTTCTGGGCCTCGCGTGCCAGCATCCACTCCTTCGGCTTGTGGGTCGGCTTCCAGCCCTCGATGTTCGGAGCCGCCTGCTTGAGACGATCCAGCAGCGCGCCGTTGGTCTCGTTATCGGCGTCCTTCGGGGCAGTCTTCGTAAACCAGTCGACGACCTTCTTGTGCGCGGCTGCGCGCTCGGCGGCCTTCGCCTTGGTGTTGGCGGTGACCGGCTTACCCTCAGCGTTGAACACGCCCTCGACCGGATACCCGGCGGAGGCGCCTGTGCCGACGCCGTACTTGCGCACGCGCTTGCCCTCGATCGCTGCCGCCACCTGCTCGTCCGGCGCCGCCAGGAGACGCTGGGCTTCCTCGGTCTTACCCTGCGCTTCCAGCTTCTGCACCAAATCCTTGACGACCGCGCGCTCCTTCACCGGCTTCCGGACACCGGCTGCCTCAAGCGTGGACGCGCGCAGTTGCTCTGGCGTCTGCGTGCTCTCAAGAGCGCCATACGGTTTGTTAGATGCTCTTGAGGTGTGCTTGGCCAGGAACTTGACAAGCTCCGGACGCGTCACCTCAGTGATCGCACCAAGGCGCTCGCCGCCCTTGCCGTCGCTGAACCCCTTCTCGTAGTGCGCGCGAGCAGCGTCCGCATCCTTGTAATAGGTGAAGACCTTGTGCTCGTCGAACTTGCCGGTCTCGGCGTTCTTCTGGTCGATGATGAAGTGCTTGTCACCTTGTTCGGGCGACCCGGCTTTAGGGCGCGCGAAGTCGATGTGATCCTTGTCGGCGCCCTTCGTCTTGTTGAAGTACCCATAGTCGTAGGGAAGCTCCACCTCCCATGGCGTGCCGTCCGGTCCCTTACCGCGACGGATGTCGCCAGCGTGGGTCTCGACCTTCACGGGCTTGCCAAAATCGTGCGTGCGCGCCTTCGGGTAGTTGCCCGCGGCACGCTGCGCTTCGGTCACGCTGTCATTGATCGGCGTCTCACCTTTCAGTTCCGGCATGGCGCGCGCCGCCGTCTGCTCCGGGGTGAGCGCTTCAGGGGATGCCTTGGATAGATCAGCCGCCTTCTTGGAGCGTGCGATCGCCTTCGCGGCGCGCTCCGGAGTACCCGGCGCGACCGGCGCTGCATCGTTGGCGCCCATGGCAAGTGGCTCGCCAGGCTGCGGGATACCCGCCTCGACAACGGGCTCCTCGGCAAGTTTGGGCTTCAGCGAAAGACGCGGCTTCGCTGCATTGGGAGATACAGGGGCCGGAGGAACGGGGCTACTGGCTTCCGCGGCGGCCGGAGGTGGCGGGTTGGTTGCCGCAAGGGCCGCCTCGGTAGCAGGGTCCGCTTGCCCTTGCGTGAGCATGTCTCCTTCGGGCGGTACCGGTCCCTTGTCCTTCCCGTAGGCACGTTCAGAACGCTGTGGAGCCGACTGTGGATTTCCGGTCGTGTCACCCGTGGCGACATGCGGAGACTGCGCGAGAGAGCTATTTCCCACCTCGACGTCTGCAGTCGCATCCGCCACGTCGGCATGGGCTTGATCTGCAGCCGGATTAGCCGTGCGGTTGGGACGGCCGGGAACCAGCCTCCCCCCAGCGCCCACGAGTTTCTCACCCACGCGGTTGACAGCCGGGAATACTGCGCCAACCGCCGCTGCCGCTGCCGTTTTTGCGGGATCGATGTGGCCCTCATTCAGGTACTCCTGTCCAGCTTCGAAGCCGCCCATCATCACGCCGCCAGCGCCGCGCTGTAGCACCTGCGCAACCTTGCCACCGGCCACGCTGGGGCTCATGGTCGCGACTGCAGGCGCTAGTCCACCGACGAACGCCGACTTCGGGTTCTCTTCAACGTTAGCTGCACGCTGCTCACTGTCGTCAAATCCGAGAGTGTTGAGGGCTGCTTCCTGGGCGTAGTTGGCTCCCATGCTTCCGGCGACCATGCCGGCGACGCCGCCGACGAACGCACCCACGGGACCTGCACCGAGGAAGCCTGCGGCTGCGCCGCCAAGTCCAGCCCCAACCAGACCGGCTCCGGCAGGGACCACAGCGTGAGCGGCCTCTCGAACTCCAGTTGCAAGAGGACCCTCAGCAGCAACGCGTCCGGAATTTTCGTCGTCAAGGTCATCGAAGGAAGGGATATCATCAAAGCGCGGGACCGCATTCTCACTTTGTGGTGAGCCGGCCTCCGGCATGTCATCGAATGCCGGAATATCGTCGAACGCTGGTACTGCGTCAGCCATTTCGAACTCTTACTCGACGGGCACACTCTCGCCGTTCGGGCCACGAGTATACCACTTCCCTTTATAAAGCTTTGCGCCCTGCACGGGAGGCTGCTGGGAGCCACCTTGCGGTCGGGGCGCCGGTTGCCGGCTTCCCGCATTGGGCGCATTGACAGCCGCGCCAGCGGTACCAGCGCCAGGCAGCGTGTCAAGATACTTCTGCTCTTCTGGCGTCAGCGCCTGCAGCGAGAGCATCTTGGTCTGGATCGCCTTCAACGCGCGCGTCTGGTCGTTGTTGGCGTTGCGAGCTTCCATCTCTCGGATGCGCTGGCCAAGCTGGGCCTGTGCGGCCTTGAGCTTGGTGTCACTTGCATACTGCCAGCCTTTGTTCTTCTCCTGCTGCGTAGCGACGTGGCCGGCAGCGTTGGTCTTCGCCACGTTCTCACGCGACTGCCCGGTGGCCTGTGCCGCTTGCACCTTGCCCTCGGCGCCGGCACGCGCGACGTCGACGCGGTTCTGTGCGCCTTCCTGCCGCTGCTCTTCGGTCGCCATCCAGCGATTGCGCTCTTCCTCCTGCGAGATGCTGGGGAACATGCGGCGGGCGCGCGCTTCAAGCTCGGAGCCGTAGTTGGTCTCCTCGACTGCAGTCGGCGTGCGCGTGATCTCATCCGAACCGGAGAGGTTCAGGGTCGACGGCGTCTTGCCGAAGTTCGTCGTGGGAGCCGGCGGCGTATACGCGTCGCTCTCGCTGTTGTCCTGCGGCGGCGCCTTCTGGAGCGGACGCAACTGATCCATCCGCGTGGCACCACGTCCCGGTGCGCCCTGTCCCTTGTCCTGGGACAACGCGGCCAAGGTCTTCGGCACAGTGGTCTGCATGACGCGATCCCACTGGCCGTCACCGCCGACGTTCAGGTATTTGCGGAACGCATCGAGCGAAAGCTGGTACTGCTCCGGCTGGCTGCCGGGGCGATTTACCGTGGCGGTAACGCCACCTTCCGCGGGCGCGAACTGCACATTTGACCCGTCGAGCACATGGCCCGCGGCCTGGTTGGCAGCTTGCACGGCCGCACGGAGGTCCGGCGGCTTCTGCGGCGTGCCGTTGAGCGCAGCGTAGGCGAACGCCTGCTTCGCGTTGTAGGCGACGCGGTTGGCCTGCACGAGCTTCCACGCCGCTTCCGGTCCTGCCTTGTCATTGGCCGCCTGCACAGCGAGCAGATTGCGATCGTCCGGGCTCATCCGGCCGTCCGGATCAACCTCGGTGCCCGCGCGCTCCAGCGTCTGCGGATCGACGGCGCCTTCGCCCATCAGGTAGCTGACGATGCGCTTGGCGTTGCCAGGGAATTGCTTGATGCCCTCCGCCGGCGTCATCTTGCCAGCGTCGACGATATGATCGACCACGTCGCGCGACCGAGTGCGCGGAGATGGTGCTAGGCTCTCCGCGGTCGGCACAACAGGACCCATGCCGCTGTTGTCAGGAGCAGCCTGCGAGGCTTCGGCAACAGGGCCCATGCCACTGTTGTCTTCGCCGGTGTCGATCGCGCCGGTTACGTCTTCTTCGTCTTCGAATGCCATCACGCGGTCTCCTCGGTGTCGATCGCGCCAGCCGTATCCTCTTCGGGCTCGGCCTCGCTGACGCGCTTACCGAACGGGACTTGCCCGGGCGGGAGCGGGAAGTTGTCAGGGCGCGGCATCGGGCGCTCGACCGGGGTCTCACGGAATGGAGTGCCCGGCATCACGCCCGCCGTATTGAACGAGCCCTCGCCCTCGACGCGTTTACCGAACGGCTTCTGGCCCGGCGGCAGGGGGTAGGCATCCGGGCGCGGCATCGGGCGCTCTACCGGGGTCTCACGGAACGGCGTCGATGGCATCACGCCCGCCGTATCGATCGCACCGGCCTGGTCATCTTCCTGCTCACCACCGAGCCCGTGGAGCGAGCGCCCGTAGCTGAGCACCGAGCCGACAGTCTGCATGGCCTGGCTGAGCGACTGCTGAAGCTGAGCACCGAGCGTGTTGCCCAGCGGCCCAAGGTCCTCTTCACCGGTGTCGATCGCGCCGCCGGCGGCATACGCGCGCACGGTGCCCGGCGGCTGTTGCGCAGGCTGAATGGTGTCGGTACCGAAGTTCGAGCGCGGGGGGATCATGTCTTACCTCATCGCCTGCATCTGGGGCTTGGCGGGCGCCGTCACTCGTCGAGCGCGCGACTGGTCGATCAGCTTCTGGAAGAACTCCTGACCCTTCCACAGGGCAACATCCCGCGGGATCACAAACTCGTCCGCATTGAGACGCGCCGGCCCACCGGGAGCCTGCGCCTGCACGTCGTCAACCTGTCGGCCGCCGCTCGGGCTCATCGACTGTGGCACATGACCGCCGCCGGCCGGAGGCACCGGGCCGCCCTTGGCGTAGACACCGCCGTAGTCTTCGTAATTGCCGGAGTAATCGCCGGCGTAGAAATCACTGCTCGGGCTGTACGTGTCATAGCTCTGCGAGGACCCGCCGCCATAGTCGGTGTAGCCGCCACCGCTGCCGTAGTCCTGGTAGGCTGCAGCGCCATTGCCCCAGTCCGTATCGACCGGCGTGTCATACAGATTATCCCAGCCGGTCTCGACCGCGTTGGCCGACGGATCGTAGTTGATGTCACCCCACTGGGTGTCGCGCGCGCCCTCGCCGCCGGTGAAGGTCTGATCCGGCCCACCGTAATCCCACGTCTGACCGAACCCCTGATCCTGGAACGGGTTCGAGTAATCGTTGAACGGATCATCGGAATAGCCCGCCTGACCGACGCCCATGTTGTAGCCTTCTTCCGGCTGGTAGTAGTCGTTACCACCATAGCTGAAGCTGTTCGGATCGACGCCGGACAGGTAGTCGTAGTTCTGCCCGCTCGGATCGTTCCACATATCCGGATCGTTGTATGGCTGCAGGTTGTAGATGCCCGCAGCGGAGCCGCCGCGAATGCCACCACCCTGCGATCGTGAACTTCCACCGCGGCCAAGCTGCGCCTGCGCGTCGCCGTGCTGCGGCATCCACGTCTGGCCACCGCCGCTGCTGGGGATGTAAGGGCTGCCACCGCCACCGCCGGAACCGCCACCGCCGCCACCGCTGGGCGACGACGAGAAGCCCTGGCTGCCGCCGGAACTCTGCGACTTCTGTCCGACCGGCGGGAGCTTCACATCCATCGCGGTCTTGAGGAAATCGTTCGGCAGGGACATCAGGTTGCGGCCGACGCTCGCGTTCGCAAGCGACGCGTTGCTGGCGCCGGTGTTGGCCTGGATCGCCGTGTTCGCCGTGTTCGCGATCGCCGCGGGCAGCATGGCGCCAACCTGCACGGCCTCGCTACGGAGGCGCTGTCCGGTCGCGATATCGCGGTCGCGCTGCATGTTCTGCGCGCCGGCCACATTCGCGGCGTTCTGCACGGCGGCGGCCTTGTCGAGCGCGGCATAGCGGCCAGACGACGGATCGATACCGTAGGAGCGCAGGGCCTCTTCACTGTTGCGCAGCGCAGCGTCGCCGGCTTGCGCCTGCGTGGCACCGGCCATGCCCATGTTGAGCCGCTGACGCGCGACGGAGTTGTAGCTGTCCGCCTCGCGCGCGAGGGACGCGTTCTGCGGCGCGAAGATGTTGTTGTACTGGTCAGTGAGGTTGCTCGACAGCCCCATCATCTGTTGGCTGACGTTGAAGAAATTGCCGACCGCCTGGTTGGTGATCTGCGACGTCTGGGCGTAGACCCCGTTCGCCCAGTTCAGCATCTGGTTCGCCAGCCCGGACGCCACGGCCGAGATCGAGTTGATGATGTCGTTCTCTTTGGTCGGAACGACAATCGGCTCCGACGTCGACGAACTGTAGCTGGACTGCGAGGAGGTTGCCATGGCAAAAAACGTCCCTATAGCGGTCCCTCACGCCTAACAGCATGCCCTTAAAGGGTAGTTAATTACGGCGGCAGGAGGGTCACCTGGAGGGTATCCGGGTCGACCCGGAAGTCCCGCGGGGAACCATCATCCGGCCCCTCCACGGTGGCCGACGATACCGGCGGCTGCCCCAAGGGTACCATGCTTTTACCCTTAATGGTTTGCACGATCATGGTCCCGGTCAGCGCGAAATCGTAGGCGATCGAGATGCGCAGGCGGAACGGGCTCGCGGGCATACTGCCATCGAGCTTGATGAACAGCAGGACGTTCGGGATGGCGAACGGCCGGGCATCGTAAAATCCGAACGCGGTCAATTCGGAGCCGCCCCCGGTGCTGAGCTTCTGTGACAGCATCGCCTTCGTGATGCGGATCGCGCCCGTCGAGGGATTGCTCGGCATCAGGTACGACGCTTCGCCATGACCGACCCCGGTCCCGTCGAACAGGAAGAAGCCGGGGGTGCCGCCGGACTGATCCGGCAGGTCAACCCGCATCCTGGTCTCGACGAACGCGTTGATGGTACCCGTTAGCTGGATGCGGACCCAGTCACCCCCACCGAAATTGATCGCGGTGATCTTCTGCAAGAAGTCTTCGGAGAAGTCGACTGCCATTTACCGCGTCCACGTCCACGTCTGGTTGGTGCCCTTGTCCTTCATCACGAGCCGGTTGATCCGCTCCACCTCAATGAACTGGCTGCGATCGTCCGGGTTGTAGACCTTGACCACCTCCGTGGTGCGACGATCCTCGACCCACTGCCCCTTGTTGTCCGACTTCGCGTTGTTCGCGCCATTGATCCCTTGCTGCCCGGTCAGGATATTGACCGTCTGACGCAACGCGTTCACGGTCGCCATCAAGCTCTGCAGGTTCGGCTGCGCGACGGGGATAGCCGGCAGGGCACGCACGCCCGGTTGAGGGATCGTGGTGTCCGGCGGCGGGACGTGACAGATAGGTGCGCTCATAGCTGTGCCAATGCTTTCACGGATGTGCCGATCTGGATATTCGAGATCGGGACGCGGGCCTCGACCTCGAACTGCCAGGTCTCATACTTGAACCCAGACAGGATACGCAGGATTTCCTGCGGCACCCTGATCTCGCGTGTCGTCACTAGGACGCCCGGGCCAGCGTAGACCCGAATGAAACCGTAGCGATCAGCCGGGAGACTTTCCCAAATGGGGTCATCCGTGTCCGCTTCAAGGCGTTCCGGGTTAAGCGCTGGTGTGCCCGCCGGGATTGAAAACCAGATGCGCATGGCCTCAAGGTTCTTCTTGCTCTTTTGCTGAAACAGCTTCGATTTCCAGACATAGGTCTGCATGACAGGCGCCTGGTCTTCGAAGTCATACCAGTATACGCCGCCGTTCTGGACCAGCAAGCCGGAGCCCGACCACGCGTCGACAAGCACGTTATCAACATCAAAGCCGTTTGGCCCCGAGAGCTTGTTAAATCCAATGCGATGCCCGCCCGGCTGCGGCCAGATCGAGAAGCTTTGAGCGTCAGCAGCATTGAGTTCAATCGTAAATCCCCGCTGAGCAACACTGACATCTCCGTTCCTGACACACCCCATAGCGAAATAGCTGGACGCAAGAAAGATCGCCCGGACATTCTTCTGGGGGGTGAGTTGCTGCCACTTCTCACGAGTGATCCACAACTCCGACGTGTTCGTGACCGAGCCGTGCTGGGTAACGAGGATCAGCCCGTTGCGCGAGCAATAGTAGACCCCGTCGTTGTTGCCGAGGATCGAGCCCCGCGAGTGGCAGGGTTCGCTGTGCGCGATCTTCGTTGCGGACATCGAGCCCGGCGAAACACCGGACGCGAGATAGGGCGCACCGTTCGTACAGGCGACGACAGTGTTGCCCGTCACACCAAGGCCGACGATCGGGTACTCCGTCGTCAGCACATAGCTCGACGGCCACGCGTGCGGCCGGTACGGTTCACAGAACCAAATCTCGTTGTCGCGCCAGCCCACCGCCATCCCGTTCGGCATCGAGAGGATGCCCTGCAGGTTCTCCGGCGGCGGCGTCCAAAGCTGCGACTGCAGCAGCAGGTTCGTCACGACTATATCGTCGGTGATCACATCGACGTAGGTCGCGTCCGTCACCGGAACCTCGGCGACAAAGAAGTACGTCGTCGCGCCGGTCTGCGCCGTCACCGTGCGGTAGATGCGCGTGAACTTGATGTTGCGCGTGACACCCATCTGATCCGGCGGCGGGGTGAACAGGGAGACGGTCCACGTCCCGTTGCTCCACCCGGTGAGTACGGTGGCTGGCGACGGGGCGCTCTCTTCGTCGTACTCGGTCACATAGGTGTAGACGTAGCTGCGCGCTTCGAGGAGCGCCGACGACGTGCCGTTGCCTACTAGGCGAAGCTCGGCCTGCCCGATCGTCAGGTTGTTCAAGACAATCGGCGGGCCGCCCGTGAACGTGTTGTTGCTGAGAACGCCGGACGTGCCCGTGTCCGTACCCCGATCAAACTCGATCGCGGTGTCGCACATGAACCCGATCCAATACTGGACGTTGGCGAGCAAGCCCGACGGGTTTTGCCAGGCAAGCGTGATCTCCGTGCCGGCGGTGGTGCCAGTCACGATCACACCGGTGTTCATCAGCGTGCCCGGCGAACCGTTGTCGTCGTCATAGACCAGGGCGGCAAGACGCGCCGTCGCGCTGTCCGTCTGCGGCAGCAGCGTAACGCTGTCCAGTGCGACTGCACCGTCCGAGGTCACCGGGATCAAATAGATCGTGTTTGCGCCAGGCTCGAACGTTGTCCCGCCCGACGTCGAGTTCGGGAAGCCGAGCGAGACGGCATCGCCGCCGCCTGAGATTTCAACGCCCGGTGCGCAACCCGGCGGTGGGACACCTAGGAACCACGCGGGGTCGCCGGCTTCGATCCGGGCTCTGGTGTTGTAGGTAGGCGCAACCGAGGAGGAGGCGAAGTAATATCGCTCAAAACTATCATCCACGACTGGAGAGCGCATGACATCAGTGTCAGGGTCAACGAACTCCAGCCAGACGCTAGCGCCATTAATGGCAGCGTCGAAGGAGAGGTTGGTGCCGCCCTGGAGGTTGGGGGTTGCGACGTCGTTGTAGCGCCATTCGAGGCGGGAAGCGTCGGTGGCCGCAACGCGCGTGGAGTTGTATGCCGCACCGGTGTCGGGGGCGTAGACCCGAATACGCGGGATGTCGGTGGCGAGGATGTTCGTCGTAACCGGCTCATGCTGATTGATCGCCGGATTGCGGATCGTACCCACGCCATAATTCGTGCCAGCATTGGTGTTCTGCCCATCATCCGCGGTGAAAGCCTGAAACAGATGCGTGACCGCCTCGACGTCGTCGGCACCGATGAGGACGTCGTATGCCTCCTCGACGATGTCACGGAACGTGTAGACCTCTTCGCCCAACGTCACCTTGTCACCGTCCACCGGCTTCGCGAGCACGTAGATGATCGCGGTGGCGATGTTCTCGCTGGTCAGCGGCAGGCGATAGGCGAACTTCGCCGCAGGATTATCCAGCGTGTGAAGTAGTTTCGGCGTGCGCCAGCCAGCTAGGTTGCCATTGAACAGATACCCGTTCAGCGACGACGCAGCCTGCCCGTCCGGGATGAGGTGATCATCCCAGCCGGGAAGCATACCCCCGAACTCCTGCAATTTGAAGGCGTCGGGAGTAGTCTGCGTGGTCGTGGGCTTCCCAGCCATCTAGCCCTCATTGCGCGGCGGTGATCTGACCGTAACCGCCTGTAATGGGGTCCGGTACCATGTCGTTGGGACGGTACACGGGAGTGGTAAAGCCTTCGTTAGGGTCTTTCGTCGGCACGGGGCGAGCGGCAAGTTGTTCGGCAGCGCGCTTCTGTGCCCGGCGCCCGGCTTCGAGTTCGGCTTCGAGGGCCGCCATCTGGCGGGGCGTGCGCGGCGGCGGGACATATTCCGCCGGCTTCTTCTCGGCGTGTTTGCGCAGCCCTTCCATCAGGGCTTCGCGCCCCTGTGCCGCGAGCGACACCAGCGGCTGCGGTTCTTCCGCTTCCGCGGCGAGTTTGGCCTGTTCTTGCGCAAGCAACGCCTTAGCGCGGGCGGCGTTTGCTTCTTCGGCGGCGGCCATCTCCTTGGCCGTCGGGTCGATCTGCTCCGCTGTGACTTCCGGGGCTTTCTCCTGGGATACTTCCTGGGTCGGTTCCTGCGATAGTTCCATAATCGTCTCCTGAATAGGCGCGTTGGGTTCCGCCGGAGGCTGCGCGATATGCTCCGTGGTCGGCACGTTGAGTTCGCCCTTCGGTGAAGGGGAGGGTCTGTTTTTGCGTGACATAAGGCTTCCTGTTCATAGACGGGGGTCAGGCACACAGGAGGCGGTGCTGGCAATCGTCGGAACGATATCAGGCTGGACCTCGCGCGCGGCAGCATACACATACTGCTCCAGTTTAAACTTCTCGTCCGCGAATGTCTGAGACTTCAGAAATTCATCGCACGCTTGCCGGGTCGGGAAGGACCCATTCCGGTTGAACAGTAACGGCGCATCGATAACGGGTTCGCCTGCCACGATGATGTAAACGAGCGCGGAGATCATGAACATCTTATCGCTCCCTTCGGTTGAAAAACATCTGGCCAACCGCCATCACACTGCCGGTCCCAAAGACACCCGCGAGGATCACCCCCGACCATTCGGCGACGAGGCCTTTAATCGTCGGCGTGAACCCGGGCTCACCCCACACTGCGATCGCGAAGATGTTGTCCCACACTACCACCTTCCACTCGTAGATGATCCAAGGGAGCGCAAAACCGCCTACGATCCCCATCAAGAATTTGCTCTGGCTGACCGTCTTCAGAAACTCGACGCGGGTCTGGCCCTCGGCAACCAGCCCTGTCACCAGTTGCTTCGCCACCTCCACATCGCCGCCGATACGCGCCTTGGTGATCTGCACCTTGGCGTCATAGTAGCGCGTGGTGAAATTGTTGATGCCGCCAGTGATGGCAGGGAGAGCCTGGAAGAAGGCGAGGAGCGCCGTCAGCATTACTGATCCTTCCAGTCCTCACGGTTGCGCCGGAGCACCTCCGACACGATCCCGTTGAAGATCATCCAGACGACAACCGCCGTCGGGGACAAACCCGGGACCATCATCGGGTCGATCATGATGAGAGCGCCGGCGACAAGTCCGAGAACCGTCTGAATACGCGCCCACCAGATGGTCTCGCTATCGCGGAACGAGGCGATGAACTCCCAGAATTTGTCTTTGAGGAACGCCCACATCACTTCGTCTCCGCGGGCGGCAGGGCAGCCGGCGGTGTCGCCTGCTCCGCTGCTACCTTCATCTTGTACTCGGTGTAGAGCTTGTAGATCACGAACGCAATCGCGACGCCGACCGCGACCGCGACACCGATCCCGATTGCCGTTGCGGGGGACATCCCGTTCTGCGATGCGGTGACCGCAGCACCGGCGCCGGAACCGATGGACGTTGCCGTCTTCTTCACCGGCGCACTCGCGACACCGGAGAATACGCGCCGCTGCGCAGTGACCCAGTCCGCAGCGGGAGCCGGGTATGGTTTGCCAGCTTCGTGCCAGGCCTGCGCCTGCAAGAACTTGATGCCCATGGCGCTGTTCAGGAACTTGTCGTTGATGATCGTGTCCTCGGTCATGCCGGGTACGCGATCCTTCACGAACTTGATGTAGGAGGGGACCCAGTTGCCACCCGACCAGATCGCGATCGCGTCGGCGAAGCGCTTGTTGCGATAGCGCGCCGAGCGCCACAAGTCGATCTGAGCGCAGATACCCTGAACGAAATTCGGGAAGACTGCGATCCGGTTGCCCTGTTTCATCCCGTCGTTGAGGACGACATTGCCGATCTCGCCCCACTTCTTCGAGATGGCATTGCCACCCCACATTGCGCCGGGGTTCTTATATCGAATGGAGGCCGGTTCCATGATCAAGCTCGCTGGGTTCAAGGTTAGGGAGCGACGACGGTGAAATCGATCGTGTCGTTTTTGACCTCGGCGCGGCTGTTCGTAGCCTGCACGTTTAGGGTAAAGACTTCGTTAGCAGAGCCGCCAGACAGCATAAACACGAGGCAGTTGGACGGCGTTGCCGCGGCGGTTCCGACAATCACGTCGGTTACCGTGGCGGTAAATTCCGGCGCGAGCACCACGTCGCCGTCGGACAGGCTTTCGCCTTCCTCCAGCCAATTTGAGTAGTCGATCACGTAGCGGATGTGATCGCCTGCACCGTGAACCTTGCGTCCGAGCAGCATGACCGTTCTCCTTCCAGCGGCTTATCCGGAGTGGCTTAAGACCACGTAAAGCGAACTCGACCGTGCGCACCGGAACCCTGGTTGCTGGCGGATACCCCTGCGCCAACAGCGTAGGAAAGGTTCGCCGCGATCGCCGGTGCCCCGGGGGTCACACCGCGAGTGTAGGCAGATTTCGAATATCCGCCCGCGCCGGCGCCAGCAGCTTTGACCCACTGACCACTCGGGCCGCCAGTTAGACTGGACAAACCGCCGCCGCCGCCGCCGGGGACTTGACCTGGGTTCCCCGCCACTGTGCCAGGCGATGGGCCAGGCGGACCCGATACTGACGCGCCGCCGTTCCCACCGTTCGGACTGTTGCCGCCGGCACCGGACCCGGTGTTGCCGCTGCCCCCGCAGTTGGTACCGTTGCCGCCGGACGTATTGGCGTCGTTGCCCCCGGAGGCAGTGCCACCTGTGCCAGCGCCGGTTGGACTATTCAAGCTCGCCTGGGTTGACTTGTTGCCACCGTTCGCTGTCATCCCCAGCGTGGACACACTCGACGCATTGCCTGCGACGCTATCCGCGTTGGTGCCGCCGGCTGCGCCGCCGCCCCACACCTCGACGATGAGGTTGTTATACGCTGGAACAACGAACGTCCCTGAGCCACTGTCGAAGGTTGTCGACCCGGGCGTGACGACAATGACCGGGCCGTAGGTGCTTAAGAGTTGCGCCGGGATCATGTCACGCCAACTCCAGAGATCACCCATGTATCCGTGGCGATCTTCACCAGCGTCGCGATCCCAACCGCAGCAACTGACCGATTAGCATCCGATGTCGTCCCAGCAAGATAGAGCGCGACGCCGGACCCGCGCGTCACAGTGATGGCCCCTTGCGACACCGGTACGACGAGCGTGATCGCGGTCCCGATCGGGAACGCAATTGTGCCGTTCGGCGGGATGGTCCACGCGTGTGGCGTGCCGGAGCCGTGAACATTCATCGTGCCCGCATCAGTCAATGCGAATGTCTTATCCGCGCTCACCGATACCGGAGGCAGATTAGACGGGCCAGTTGCACCGGTGGGTCCCGTGGCGCCGGTTGCACCCGTTGCACCGGTGGGTCCCGTGGCGCCGGTCGGTCCCGTGGCGCCGGTCGGTCCGGTTGGCCCGCCGTTAGGACCAGTTGGACCGGTGCCGCCGGTGGTGCCATTGAACCCGGTCGGTCCCGTTGGACCCTGGGCACCCCCCTGAATGAGGAAGCCCTGCAGGAACGTGCGGTTGGCGGCGGAGTACAGGACCGGACTGTTCAGATCGGTGTAGACGCGGCACTCGATGTAGTCCGTGGTGCCGTTCATGGGCACGACCGCGATGGCGAAGCCGGTCGCCTGCGCGCAGACCGCCGACGTGAAGTAGAACACGCCACCGGTCGAGACGCCCGCGCCGTTCTTCAGCATCTCCACGATGCCAGAGTACCCGATGGACGCCGAGCCGGCTACGACGAAGCCGGACAGCGCGAAGATGTACGTTCCGGCCTGGGTGGGGGTGTACCTGTGCGTCGTGGTGTTGAAGCCGCCCTGCGTGTCGATGTTGACGTGGGCGAACTCCATCGTGGCGAACATGCCCTTGGTCAGCGTCTGGTTGGCCCCGCCGTTGTTGAGGTCGACCGACAGGACCTGCGGCACGCCCGAGCCGCCGGGGATACCGGTGGGGCCAGTCGGTCCCGTTCCGAGTGGGCCAGTTGCCCCAGTAATGCCCGTCGGTCCCGTGACGCCAGTTGGCCCAGTCGGGCCTGTTACCCCGGAAGCTCCCGTGGCACCGGTCGGTCCAATCCCAGTCGCGCCCGTATACCCCGTGGGGCCGGTCCCGCCGCCGCTACCGGTCGGGCCCGTGACACCTTGGGCACCGGGCGGCCCATCAAACCCGGTCGGTCCAGTCTGGCCGGTAGCGCCAGCCCCGGTCGCGCCGGTCGGGCCGATTGAGCCAGTTGCGCCCGTCGGTCCGAACCCGGTGGCACCGGTCGGTCCAGTTGCTCCATCGCCCGTCATACCGAGCGGACCGGTCGGGCCGGTGTCACCGGCGGGACCCGGACCACCCGGACTTCCTTGCGTGCCAGATACGCCCTGCGGGCCTGTTGGGCCCGTTACACCCGGATCACCAGTAAGCCCCGCTGGACCGGTTGGACCCGTGTAGCCCGTGCCGCCGCCCGTGCCGCCACCACCGGGGCCTGTAGGACCGGTTGGGCCAACGATCGAGAGCATCAACCCCGTCTGGCCGCCGTCCGATGTAAGCCCGCCGTTCGTTACGATGTTGAACTGGACGTGGTCGTGGCGAAGCTCGGCACGGGAAGTTGTCTGCGCGAAGATCACATTGAATTGATCGTTGAGGGAGCCGTTGCTCACATAATAGTGAAACCCGTGGTTGTCCGCGTCGACCACGATGCCGTCGCAGATCGCGGGTCCGCTATCAACGATCGCAGTGACCGTAGTCAACGTCTCGTCCGGCGCCAACCAGTTGCAGTCCTGGTGGTACCGGATGCGATCGCCTACGGCTTGAAGTTTCTGCGCGAGCAGCATTGTCACTTCCTCGGCGGCACAGCGAGTGTCTTGTCTTGTGGCGGCACAGTGACCGCCTTGTTCTGTGCCGGAACGTAGAGCACTTTGTTCTGCGGCGGCACGGTGATGGTCACGGTCTGGATTGCCTCGCTCATGTGATCACCACTCCGAACGCATGCGACGGCGCCGGCGGAGCACCATCCGAGAGAGCGATCGCCACCGACCACGTATCGATGTGTTGCGTGCTTGACGCATACGTCTGGCCACTAAGCTGCGAGCTTTCTTCCTTGAAACACAAGGCGATGTTGGCCCGAGCGCCTGCGCTGGTGTCCGTGCTGAACTGCGAGTTGCCACCTGCTCCGCTGAACGTTGTCGCAAAGCCGCTCGGCAAGCCAATGGTTTCAACTGGACTGTCGTGGCCGAACATCGCCAACAAGACCAGCGGCTGCGCTGATGTAGTTGAGAGCGGACCCGCGTCGATCACGGCGGCCGAGCCGGTGAGGCTGCTATCAACGACGAGGTTGGACGGATCGCTATCAAGCGCCGTCTTCCCATCGACCGTCATTACGCAGGCCCACCCGTCATTGACAAACGTATCGGCCGCGGCAGCCATGGTCGTCGACCACGCAAGGTTAGTAAGCTGGGACGGACAATCCGCGACAAACACATCGCAGTGGTAGTAGATGTTCGGGAAGCTCGCCGAATTTACCGGGTCGTTGTAGGTGAAGTCCTCATCCACAATCTTGGTGAAGGTCAACCCAGACGCCGACACACTCGCGACACGGTGGTAGTCTGGCGTCAGCGAGTTGAGAACGCGCGACGTAAAGAAGGCCATCACGCAAAGCCGGCCGGCGCCGTTCGTGGTGATCGCGCCGTGGATCGCGCTATCGGGTTTCGCGCCGGAGCCGCTGTACTGGCCGCCGCTAATTTTATCAATCGCATAGGTCATGAACGCAGGGCCTTCAATGCGATGGTCACGCGCTCAACGGTCGTTGCACTGTCGACGTTGAATGCGAAGACATCGCCCGCCGCAAAGGACGTGGTCCAGCCAGACAACGTCGTGTCCTCCGACTTCTTCGCCGTCGTGATTGTCGGGGGCGCGCTCGCAGTGATCTTGTCCCCGACCGCAGGATGCGTCGGCGGATCAAAATCCGAATACGTGCACTTCCAGACGTTGACGACGATCGATCCGGTCTGATCGGCAAGCAGGGTCGCTGCCTGCAGTACACCCGCGAAGTCAACGCGGAGATATCCCTTCAGACCAGTCGTGATGGGGTCGCCAAGCCCGTCGATCACGAACTCCAAATTCGCAACCTGAGCAGGGCCCGTTGGGCCCGTAACGCCAGTCGCGCCCGCGCCAGTCGCGCCGGTCGGACCGGTGAGACCTGTCGGGCCGGTGGGGCCACCTTCCGGACCGGTGACGCCCATTGCACCCGTGGCTCCGGTCGGACCGGTGCCGAGCGGACCCGTCGGACCGGGGACCGTCGAGGCATCGCCAGTCGGGCCCGTGATGGAGTTGCCAGGCGGGCCAGTGTATCCCGTCAGACCGCGCGGGCCAGACGCACCGGTCGGACCAGTGAACCCGCCGCCGGTGGCGCCAGTCGGCCCGGTAGAGCCGGTCGCCGCGGGAGCGCCGGACGGACCAGTCGAGCCAGTCGGGCCCGTTGGGCCGCCAGATGGCCCGGTGGGGCCGCCAACGACAACAACCGGGCGCGCGTAGATGGGGGCGGGGGACGTGACTTCGACTGGCATCTTAAACCTCCGTGACGCCTTGCTTCAGGCAGAAAACCCCCTGCATGAGGAGCGTGATGATCGGGTCGGGCGTGCTGTCGTCCGACATCAATAGATCGTAGACATATTCCCCAACCGGGAGCGCAGCGCGCAGCGCGACGGGTGTGACATTGAGGTGAAGCACCCGCTGCACGACATCGTCAACAATGATCTCGCTCGCACTCGATGTGAGGACGAGCAATGGCGTGTCGTCGTCGCGGCTCGCTTTGATCTCCATCTCGAACGTACACCCGGTGAAACTCCAAGACGTGTCACCCTCCGTACCGAAGCGGAAGGCGTCGGCAAGAGTGGCGTTGTTGCTCGCGATGATGTCGACACATGCAGCGGTCTGGGCCATCAGAAGGTCCTCTCATTCGTGCTGCCCGTCGACGGAATGCCTCCGCGCTGGGTATTGCTCCGGAACTGTTGCGGGAAGCGCCACGCCTGCGCACCGTTCGTGTTGGCGCGCAGCTTGCTCACCCGAGCGCGCGCGATCGCATCCCGGAACCGTTTCAGATGGTATGCACCGGTCGCTGTGTTCGAGTAGCTCTTCCCCGGTTGGGTCATCATCTTGCCGAGCAAGCCGTCAAGCAAGCCGACGTGCCAGAGCGGCAGGAGCCAATCCGGGCCCAACGGGATCGCGTTGCGGTCGGTCGGCAGGGACACATTGGTGACGACAGTCGCGAGATAGGTTGTGTTCGTGGTCGGGGCGTGCTGCAGGATGATGGTGCCAACCGCCGGCATCAGAGCGGGGATAAAGACACCCGCGGGGACCTGGCTGTTGACTTGCGCACCTTCTACGTTGGGTGGCGTGGTGACGCCGACGAGACGGATGATCTGCCCCTCTGCGACAACGAGCGGATACTCGCGACGGGTCGGGATAGCATTGACGATTACGTCCTGGGTCCAGGCCGAACTGTCGTTCAAAAATTCCGACACCACATCGTAGAAGGCTCCCTTCAAGCCAGCATCCGACGAGCCCACGAGCGTGACGCGGGCCTGGTTCATCAGTTGCTCGAAGTCCACCTTGTTGATGGGCATGATTATGATCCCTGTTCCTGCGGAGGCCGCAGTGCATTCTGACCGCGCCCGACGAGCAGCGAATTGAAGATACCCATGAACGCCGCGGCGCGCGCATCCTGGATGTCTTCCTGGTCGCGTTCCAGCGCATGCGCCACCATGCCGTGGAGGAACGCGAGACGGAACTGCTCCTCCATGACGAGTTTGGTGCCATCCTTCGCTTGGAAGCTCTGGACACCGGTCGGGCCACAGTTTCGGTTGTAGACGAACAAATCCGGGCGGACGCGCCGACCTTCAAGCAGGGTGACGTTCATGGCCACAACAAGCTGCGCGTCGGTGTAGCGGTACGGCGCGATCGCGTCCTGCAACAGGACCCGCCCGTCGGAGATGTAATCGTCGATCGTTTCGAGGGCTGAAGACATGCGGTCACCACAAACGCAAAGAGCCCCGGAGACTTACCCCCGGGGCTCTTAAGTATTGGTTTACAACGCCGCTTACGAGTTCGGCGTCACCTGCGCCTGGACCAGCGCCTTGCCGTCGACGACCTGGTAGCCATAGACCTGCAGACCGCGCAGGATTTGGCCGAAGGTCAGTTCCGACCGCAGGGTTTCCACCTTGCTGATCTGCGACGCGAACGTCAGGCCGTGGGCATGACCGGCAAAGATCGGCCATTCACCAGCGTCGAAGTTCGCGCTGTCGGTGCTGTTGTTCGGCAGGAGGTTGGAGATGTAGATCGTGAACCGATCCACCATGCCCAGCCGGCCGTTGCGCAGCATCGACACGCTGTCGCCGGACAGATACGCCTGGCGCAGTTCGGACTGCTTGATCATGCGGCCCGCCCACGACGGCATGACCACCCAGCGGCCGACCTCCGGGATGTTCTGTTCGTCGAGCACCTGGCCCATACGCATCAGAACGTCGAGGAGTTCGATGTCGCCGACACCCGGGTTCTTGGAGACCACGCTGAGCGGGGTACCCTTGGCGCCGAGGTTGATATTGCCGGTGATGACGCCCGCCGACGTACCCTTGTTGGCGTTGGCCATCTGCCCGACGATACCGTCGAGGACGTCGCTGTCCACGGTGATCTTCAACTGCTGCGCCGCGTCGTCCGACCACATGGAGAGGATATTCAGATCGCTCTGAATTTCCATCACGTCGTCGAGGATCAGCGAGAAGTATTTGCCGTTGCCGATGTAAAGCTCGACGGTGCCGCCAGTCGGGCGATCGAGCCCAAGCAGACCATCGGACTTGTAGTCGTGGATCGAGATCGTCGGCTTGGTCCGGATTTTCACCCGGTCGCCCTTGTTCTTGATCTCACCCTCGTAGTCGGTGTTCGAGATCGCGGCGAGCACGGTCGACGCGTAGAACTTCTCGACGAGCTTGCCCGACCAGATTTCCGGGATGAACCCGGTCGACTGGAGGCTGTTGCCCGATGACCCGGTCGGATAGATCGCCGGCGTAGAGCCAGACGATGCGCCGGGAAAACCTGCACTGGGAATGGACATGGCCAAGCCCCTTTCACTTCACTGATAGGGGGCCTGTGCGCATGTGCGTGAAGAAGCCCCCGGTTTACCGGATGCGCCCTTCTCGTTGTGCTGCGGTGAGATCATTCTCGAAGGCTACCGCGTCAGCCTCTCGGCCCGCCCATAGCCCACGACGCTTCTCGTCGTAGAACCTCGAAATGTCGGCGCGTGAATAGATTGGCTTCTCGGAGGGCACCTGGCTGTCACCAGATGCCGGCCTCGCCCTGCCGGGGGCTGCGAGGGTGTCCAAATCCAGCGCGGGGGTTCGAGGAGCCGCCGTCGGGGGCGGCTGTTCGATCTGCGCGGACGGCACCTGCCTGCCCGTAGCTGCTGCTTCCGTGAGGAAGTCTCGAAAGAGCGCGGTCACTTTCGGGGCATCAGCGCCGTCGACCGCGTCCTTCAACATCTTCCCACGTAGCTGGTTGGTGTAAATATTTGGTAAACGCAGCCAGAGCTTGAACTCCGGCGAAACGTTGATCGCGCGCCAGTTCGGCACGGCGCCGTCCAGGGTCGCGAACAGTTCACGTTTGCTTGTGGTCTGGACGCGGGCCGTCAGCCGCTGGTTTTCTGCCCGCAATTGTTCGAGTTCCGGCGTGACCGCAGAGAGGGCGGATCGGCGCGCGAGGTCGATAAGCTCGTCGCCGTAGTTGGCCCGATCCTCGTCCGTGATCAAATTTCCGTGATCCTGATGGGTCGCGGTCGGTGTCGGCTGCTGCTGGGCCAGCATATTCTGGGTGTGGACAAGCTCCTGCCCGATTTGCTTCATCTGCTCTTCCATCGAGCCGATCGTGCGCTGGGCTGCATTGAAGCGGCCCTGCATTGAGAGGAACCGGTGCCGCCACTCCTCCGCCGTCACATCCTGGTCTGCGGCAGACGGCGCCGGGTGCTGTTCGGTGGGGGCCGGGGCAGGCTGCTGCTCCATCTGGCGGACGGCGTTTGCCTCCTGGGCGGCACGCTCAGCCTCGATCTGCTCCGGGGTCGGCGCCGTCGAGGGCGCAGCCGGGGCTGGTTCCGGAGCCGTGTAGACCTGCTTGTGGAGCGCGTCGGCGGCTGCCGCGGCTGCACGGACATGGTCGGGAACCCGGACGTTCGGATCGGCAGAAAGCTGGGTCGCGTTGTCGATCGGCTTCAAACCTTCGGTGGTGGACATATGCTAACTCCTTGTGCGCTCAGGCGTTTCCGGCTGAGGGCGGGGCTGGTTGGGGTTTTAGGTGGCACTCGCGGAACGAGCGCAAGAGATGCAGGAAGGCCTTGGCCCGACCCTGCGCGACGAGGATTTCATGCTGCTCGGCGTTTGTTACCGCCACGGTAACATCGGTGGCGTAGGCGTCGAAGCACTCGACAAACGCCGCCCATTCGCGAGGGGCGGCTATCTGCAGGGCGTGGGCGTAGTGCTTCAGTGCGTCAGTTGGGGTGACTGTCAAGCGATGCCGTTTCCGCTCCAGTGACCGGAACCGAGACCGTCAGGTGCGGGAGCAGGTCGCTGGGGCTGAGCCATGGGGGTTGCTTTGCCGTAGGACTGAAAACTGGCCGGGCCTCCGCCGGTGGCGGCTGCCGGGAGCGAACGCTGGTTTGAGCCCTTGTTCGGGGCGTTATCCAGGGTTCCCTTTTTGGTGAGGGGGGTCATGTGCTTCTTCAACATCAGATGCCCCCAAGACGAGAGCCGCCGGACGTCCCAAACGGGCTCGGGCTCGCTACCGGCGGTGGAAGTGGGTCACGCTTCCCATAGTCACGGGTGTTCTTCACACGCGGCTTGGGGGCGGCGCCCGACGGACCAACGGCCGAGGCCGCCCCGGGTTTCGGGACGGACTTCGGAACTCCGGGACCACCGGACTTGATCGCGCCGCGCTGCATTAGCGTGCGCTGGTGATGCCGGCCTGGGCGGGCTGCGAGCCGGCATAGCCGAACATCTTGCCCGAACCGCCGGAGGCGAACTTCTCGCCCGGACCGCTCTTGTCGCCCTTGTCCGTGGTGCCTGACGGCATCTCGGCAGCGGCCTGCTCTCCGAACATCTTCGTCTTGCCACCCTTGGCGAACTCGACATTGTGCTCGGACTTCTTGGTGAAACCAGCCATAGCTGTCGTCTCCTGTAGCGGGATAACTTGTGCGGGTAAACCTAAGCCGTCATGACTTAAAGACTACTTAACACCGATCACTAGCTCTTCCGGTTTTGACGGCAGGAGGCCGGCGGACACACCAGTAAATCCCGTGATCTGGGACATGATCCCGGCGATCACATCGCCGTCCTGGAGCTTATAGGGGCCAACGTCCTCCATGAAGTAATGGCCGCCCGGCAGCATCCACTCACCGAGTTGGTTCATCAACTGGATTTGCGGCGCCGGATCGTGCACGGCATCATCGACGATCATATCGAAGCGCGGGTCGTCGTTGTGACCGCCCGCGGTGCGCGCAAAGTGCACGAGCACCTGGTGTAACGCGTCCTGATCGTAAGCGTCCACCTGGGCCGTTCGGATGCGGTCCTGGTCGTTGAAGATGAACCGGCGATCGATGTCGACGCCGAAGATCATCGCGTTCGGGAAAAAGTCACGCCAGACGAACAGGCTGGCGCCGACGACATTGTTCGGGATATCTCGATAGCCGCAGATGCCAACTTCAAGCACTCGTCGCACGTGGAAGCGCGCCGGGCCCATGAGCGCAGCGTAATATGGCGTGTAGCCCCAGATACCCTTGTCGGTCCCGTACTTGACAAACAAATCGGACAGGACTTTTTCGTCGCTCTCGACACGAAGCTGGCTCATGGTTTCACCTCCAAATTTGTAAACATGCTGACGTCGTGGTCCGCCTGATACCAGTGGAACGGCAGGCGGGGGTTTTTCTTCTCGACGCGCGCCCATGTGTTCACTTCCCACTCGACGTTCCGCGTCTTCGCAATATGTTGCCTTGCAGTGACCCGACAGGTGTAGTCCAGGTCGTCAACCAGCTTGCGCGGGACGGCGAGGACCGAGCCACAAAATCGCCAGCACGGATACGCGCTTTCAACCGCCTCCGGCGGCGCCCAGCAACCCGGCGCATAGATCGCCTTGTCGTCGAGCTTCTCCATGAACTCGTAGATCGCCTGGTTGGTGACGCCCGGGAGACGGAAGATACCATAATCCACCCACACCAGCACATCTGCAGACGGATGCTCGTCGGCCGCCTGCACGAGCCAGGATGTCTTCTGGTGGTTCACACAATGGTAGATCGTCGTGTTCTTGGCCGGGTTGTCATACTGGGACGGCTGCGGCGTGAACGGTAGCTTCAGAATGTACTTCGCCATCCAGGTGTCCTGGAAGCGGCTATAGAACGCCTTCTTCGGTACCGGGACGCCGCTCAGCTTCTCGCCAAGCTCGCCGTATTCCGCCGCGGTGCGGGGGTGGTTCGGGATCGGGATGTAGCCCGTAACGAGGACCGCTTTCATTTGTACTCCCGTAGCAGTGTCGCGACTTCTTCGATCTGCACCGTGGCGACCCACGCCTCTTCGTCGCGAACACCGAACGAAATCAATAGGCGGCGCCCGTCCGGATGCAGCGCTAGCCCCGCGCAAAATTCGATCTGGCGAGCAAAGAACACGAACGGCTTACTGAGCCTATGCAACTCACCCTGCAGGGTGAACCACGCGAAGCGATGCCAGTACGTTCGCTTTCCATCCGGGCCCGCCGCCGCTTCATGAACCACCGCGAGATAGCCGTTTTTGAACGGGACCAACTGGGACGACCCGCTGATCTCGTCGACATAGAACGGAGTGTCGGTGCGGGTAACTGTACTCGGCCTGCCGAGTTCGACCGTCGAGTTGCAGCGGTACATGAAGCGCGGAGGCCCGGATGGCCGCGACGGCATGGGCATCCAGTTTTTCTCGTGCTGCTCTTCGCCCGTGACCGGCTCCCACTCCGGCTGCACCACCATATACTTCGTGTTCGATGGGTCATAAGCCAATGATCCCGTCACGATCTGACAGGTGCCGGTGTTGCACTGCTCGCGCACCGTCGCGCTGAAATGAAGATGGCCACAGTATCGCCAGAGCCGGATATCTTCCAAACCCAACACAAGCCCGAAACGCGGCGGAGGACGATGCCATAGCACTTCTGCAACATTGTGGGTGGTCAACCACTCCGGCTCCAGCATGGCGACGAAATTGCGCGTTTCAATCGCCTCACCGCCGCCGTGGATAATGTACGCGCCACGCGCATCGATCCGGTAGTTGACGCACCGGATATTGCACATGATCGTTCCCTGATCGACTTCGACCGACGGGTTCATCGCTTCGTATCCATGCGGCGGCACGAAGTTTAGGCGTACCGGTTCGAGCGATGGGCAAAGTTGTTTCAGCGGCTCGGTGAACCAGTATAGGTTCGACCGGGCGCTCGCGCGATGCTCGGCCGGGCACGCTGGATCAAGAGCAAGCTCATTCGTAATCTCAGCCGCGCGTGCGCATGTCGCCGGGTCATAAAATCCCGCGACAGCGTACTCATAACGCAAACCGTGGCTGTATACAAAATCGTTGACAAAGAGGACATCGTCAGGGCGCTTCTTGTTGATCCCGGCAGTGGCAAAGAGCAGCGCCGCGGCGTTGTTCCCTTTCTCCCGGTAATACTTCGCAAGATCGTAGAGCGGCTCCGCACGCGAGGGCCGGAACGCATAGGCGTCCACCATCTGTCGTACAAAAGCATCGGGGTCACCGCGATCACGATGAGTGAAGGCGAGGTTCATCATCGCACTGTGGGTCTCTTCATCCCACCCACCCAATTCAATCCGTTTCTTGTAGGCCTCGGCAGCGAGCGCTGGGCGCCGCCAATCACGATACGTGTTGCCGAGGTAGTACCAGTAGCGGGCGTTGGTCGGCTCTACATCGAGGGCAGCCTCAAGCAACGCCGCATCGCGCTCGAACTTGTTCACCCGGTTCGCACCGTCCGCATGATCGATGAAGCTAGCACCGGTGATCAGGCCCGCAGCGGGGAGGTCCAGGTACTCGTGCGTAACGCCGACATACGGGTTATCGCGCGCCTGCAGATTGGCGAGGCGACGGTTCATGTAGGAGACCGCACCGCCCTTCTGCATCATGTCGTAGGACAGCGCGCCGGCGTTGAGGTTGTCGAAGGCCGTGGGGTCGGTGACGACAAGCTCCATATCCGCATCGACGAGGAGTGCGAACTGGCAGAACGGCAAGCAGCCGCCGTTGTTTCGCTGGGCGAATGCGAACGCATCGTTGCGCGCTTGAGAAAAATTCTCAAACACGCCCGCGTGCGTAAATTGTGGGACGCAGTATTCGGCGCACACGCGCGTGATGATCTCGCGCGTCTCGTCAGTGGACCCAGTGTCGATGATCGACACGGCTTTCACGTAGGGGAGGACGGAGCGGAGGCAGCGCTCGATACGTGCTGCCTCGTTCTTGACGATCATATTCAGAGCAAGCGAGGGCTTGGTCATTGGGCATCCTGAGTTGGGGGTCAGGGTTATGGTGGTGGCGTTAGCCGTTGGAGATGCGTAGCACTCCCGGGCCGGTCTGTCCACCGGGGTTCCACACCGCACCGTTGATGTGCGGGTTGTCGACCGGCGGTATCCACTTCACGGTCACAACCGGGCCTGCTGCACCGACGATGCCGCGCTGGCCAGTCGTACCGGCCGGACCAGTTGCACCGGTCGCCGACTGAGGACCAGTGTTCCCCGCGGGGCCGGTACTCGAACCCTGCGGACCGGTGTTGCCGGTCGGACCTGTGGCGTTGCCGTTCTGTGACGCACTCGCAAGCGGGCCGACAGGGCCACGTGGGCCTTGGTAGCCAGTGTTGCCGGTCGGGCCCACCACGCCAGCCGGGCCGGTCGGGAGTGCCCCGGTCGGACCCGTAAAGCCAGTGGCACCGGTCGGGCTCACACCGCCGGCCGTCGGGCCGGTAGGTCCGGTTGAACCCTGCGGGCCCGGGATTTGCTTCGTGTTGACCAGATCGACCGCCATCTTCAGAACGACGGGGATACGGTTGTCGTCGAACGTGTCATGCGACGACGAACTCGGCACCGGGATAATCGGGGGGACGCGCGTCATGGTGGTCTCCCTGTTAGCCGGCCGAAACGGTCAGCACGCCAGCGTTGTTCCAGACCTGGCCTTCCACGTGCGGATCGGACGAGGGCGGGATAACGATGATGGAGGTGGTGCCGGTCGGACCCGTGTTGCCCGTGGCGCCGGTCGCACCGCGCGCGCCGGTCGGACCAGTACGGCCGAGACCAGTGGCGCCGGTCGGACCCGTAACACCCGGGCTCGGGCCAGTCGCACCGACAGGACCTGCCGGGCCGGTATTGCCCTGGCCAGTGGCGCCGGTGGCGCCGGTGATACCCTGAGCACCCTGCGGACCCGCGGGTCCGATCTGCGTAGCGGGACCGGTCGGGCCGGTTGCGCCTGCAGCGCCGGTGGCGCCGGTCGGGCCTCGTGCCCCCGTGGTACCGCCGGTCGGGCCTGTTGCGCCTGCAGCGCCGGTCGGACCGCCGACTGAACCTGAATTGATGGCGTCGACCACCTGCTTCAGCACGGGGCCGAGCATGTTGCGATCGTAATTGCTCGATGAAAGAATGGTCATCTCAAATCCCCTGACAGGCGGTGCCTGCTCCCTCTCTACGATTGAACTCTAACTAAATGCTTAAGCCGGTCCGGTGTAGCCCGGAATGCAGACAGTCTTGAACGTACCGGTTGGGGCCTCGGCATACGCCGTCGCGCCAACTGGGTAGACAGTTTCGTACCGGCCGCCGACAGGGCCGGTCGTCCCGGTCGCCATCTGCTGCGGGTTGATCTGACCCCATTGCGGAAACAAGCCGGTAGGGCCGGTCGCGTTGGCGAAAATCCGGACCCCCTGAAAGGTCCCCGTGGGGCCTGTCGGGCCGGCAATGACGCGCACGAGCTTCTGTGTGTTGACGGTCATCCAACACCCCCGCTCACTGGCTTGGCGTGCGGACCTGGCTGGTTACCCGTCAGGTGCGTCTGCGGTCCCATGGAGTTCGAGAGCGGCGTCGGCTGGCGGCCTTGCGCCTGAGCGGCGCCGTGAGCCATGGAACCCGGCTGCTGCGGCGACGACTGCTGTTGGCCGAGGTCCATATCCGGATTGTTAGTGTGGTTCTGACCCTGGCCGAACGATGGATCGCCAGGCGTTCCGATATGCGTCGGATTACCCTGCGGCATCTGGGCGTGCGTCGCCAAAATACCGGACGTGAGTTCGGTCGTGATGCGCTTGACACCAGCCTCGACACCGCTGGAGACCGCCTTGGCAACGGCCGCGTCGATGCTACCCTGCTGCTTGGCACGCTGCTCTTCCTGCATCATGCGGTCGATCTGGTCTTCCGGCGGCACGATCTCCTCGCCAGGCATGCCGATCGTCGTCGACACCGAACGCAGCACGACGCTGCGACCCTTGATGCCCATGATCTTCAAGTCGGTCGGGTTGTTCGTCGCGGTCAAGAACTCGATCTGGCGCTGGCGCAGCGTCTCGCGCTGGATCGCCACGTTGACGCCCTGCACGGTGAGGCGTTCGTTGCCCGACAGTAGGCCCGATTTGTCCGTCAGCAGCAGCAGGTCCTGCAACTGCATCATGGACCCCTCGATCACATCGCGGTCAATGTTCGCCGACACTGTCTGGAGGATTTTGCTCGCGTTGCCCATCAGCATGGCGAGGCCAGACGCTGTCCGACCCGCACCACCACCAGCCTGTCCACCGACATACTTCGGGATGGCCGAGACGTCGTCCGCAATGGCCACAAACTCCTGATAGACCGAAATAAGTTGCTGCGCGTTCGACGCCGGCATGAAGAAGCTGATCGGCTGCTTGCCGCTCGACGTCATCGGATCGTTGCGGGTGTGCCATCGCTTCCATGGATACAGGTCCTCTCCGTTCTCTTCCGGCGCCAGCATGTCGTCGTTGATGACCACCTGGGGGCCAGACGAAATCGAGATGTTGTTGATCAGCGAGCGCAACGTTGCGTTGGCACTCTCCTGCAGGTCCTGAAGAAGATCAGTGAGGCCATTCCCGACGGGTGTGCCAGGCACCTTCTCGAACGAAGTAATGAAGTAAGGATGCCGCTGCCGCGGGCTGGGCGACATATGGCACTTAATGACATGAGACCCGATGACCCACACCTGAACGTGATAGTCCCGAAGCTCGTCCTGAACCGGCATACCGTAGTCTTGCAGGATACGCCCCTGGACATTGCCGTTGAACTCCATCATCGAGATCATCCCGGAGCGGTTCCACGCCGGGTTCTCCCTGTTCTCCAGCACGCTTCGCTCGGCGTCGGTGGTGTCCCAGTTGTCATACAATCCGCCGCGGCCGTACTCGTCCAGCACCGCCCGGATTTCCGATGTATTGTATCCTGGCAGGTCGAGCAAGTCGTTGAGTTCCGCGCGCGTGACGCGAAGCTTCTCGATCACATTTGCGTTTTCGATGTCCGCGACGCCGGGCGTGAACCAGATGTCGAAGGGGGAGACCCGGTTCCACGTCAGGGTCGGGGTCTGCTTGACAGTCGGCTGCCCACCGTTCGGCGGCCACACCACCGTCGGGATAACCTTGACCACCGGCCCTTTGATGCAGGCGAACGGGAAGATCGGCAGGTCGACGAGGAACTCCGCGAGCGCGTGGTAGTAACCGCCCTGCGTCAGCATATCCTGGATTTTGTCGCTCGACGTGCGGGCCTGCTGCGCAACCTTGCGCTTGACCGCATCCTGCGCCTGTTCGAGCAGCGCGCGCCGGCGCTCCGCCAAGTCGCTCGGGCTCGGCGGCTGCCCAAGCTGCTGCGTCACCTTCTGCTCTTCGGCCTTCACGAGCGCGTCGATCTTGGCGGCGATGTCTTCCGGAACCTCTGGGTCCTTCGGCGGCTGCAGGGTCCACGGGATATCCGGGCCGAGATAGATGTCGCGCAACAGCGACGACGCCGCGCGGCACTTCTGCGCGATCAGGCGCGCGTAGACCGTGGAGCCACCCCACTTCGTGATCTCGACGAGCTTGGTCGGATCATACTGTCCGTTGAACGAGCGCAGCGCCGCGAGCATGCGATTGCTCCAGCCGGCCTGCGTGTTGCGGTGGTTGCGGAAAATCTCGAACTGCGCCTTCACGTAGCCGGCAAGTTCCGGATACTGGGGCTGCGACGGCTGCGGCGCGGCCATCTTCGCCTTCATCGCGGCGGCGTCCGCAAGCTGCTGCTCCAGTTGCGCCGGGGGAGTAAACTGGATGACGCCGTTTTGCCCGAGGTCTGCCATGATTATACAAGTCTCGCGAGATGAGCATAACGCCATTGCATGGCTGGTCCTAAAAACTTCTTAACGGCCCCACCCCTAGCGAAATGTTAACCTCGATCGTGCCACCCGTTTCCGGTAACTGGGAGCACCTCCGATGGACAACAACGTAATCAATCAGTGGGTCGGCAACATTGTGTCTGTTGGCGCGATCATCGGCACCTTTATGGGGTGGGCCCCGGCGATCGCAGCCCTGGTAGCCATGGGCTGGTATTGTATCCAGATTTACGAAAGTGCGACCGTGCAGCGGATCATCGCGACCCGGCGCATCCGCAAGATCGCCAGGCTGAAAGCCCGCGTGATCATGATGGAAGCCCAGTATCGGGCAGCCCTCCAACAGCCCGCGCTGCCGGACGAACCAGACGTCCTTTAAGTCCAGCCGGCCGCAGACACCGGCGCGCGCTTCTTGTTGCGGGGGCGCAGGCGCCGGCTGATCTCGGGCACGACGCCGCCGTGCACCACGAGCGCGACGTACTGCAGGTCGTCCGCGACGTGCGAGAACCCCTCTTTGTCGTTCTTCTCCGGCACAGTCTTCAACGCGCCGGTCTTGAATTTCGTGAAGCGGTAGCCACCGCTCATCGCGCGACACAGGAACGGTGCTCCCTTGCGCGAGATCATCAGCTTCGGGCCGCCGTTGACCTGCTGGCCCAACAGCGCTTCGACCGCACGGATGCGGGGCTCTATGTCGTTTGTCGGCGCGGGGAAGCACGGCAGGCCGAGGCGGTTCAGCGCGTCGAAGCAACTCTCCTCGCTGACGTTGCCCTTGGCCACGCCGCTGGGGTCGCCGACACAGCAGACCTTGTAGCCGAGGTATTTGTTGGAGAACAGACGCGGGCGCAGGTTCTGCTCAACGTGCTTCTCCAACCCGATATTCACCGCCGGTACTTCCTCGTGAACGATCAGCCGGCCGAGGTGATCCATCTGGCAGATCAAGCTCCACGGATTGCGCCCGAAGTCCTGCCCGATCAGGATCGGATAACCCGGGATCAGCATCGTGTCTTCGACGATGTGGAAGTCAGACTTGAAGCTCGCCTTGTAGACCGCGGCGCCGGACGGGTCGTCGCCATACTCGGCCTTCACATAACGGCGCACCCAGTCGCTGTCCTCGCCGTACATCTCGACGAACCGCTCATAGTATTTGCGGCCCTGCGCGAGCCGCACCGGGTGATCGAGCGGCAGCTTGATGGTGTCTTCCGTCTGCAGGAGCCAGTTCAGGTTCTCCGCTTCAGGCGCTAGACCAGAAGGTTGCTTGAAAATCTGAACACCGAGCGGCGGGTTCTCCATGTAGGAGTGCCATGGCGTCATCTCCGTAGGGAAGTTGGTGTCGGCAATGAACCCGTGCCACGTGGGGACACCCTGAGCGCCGGAGGGATACCGGCCCAGACGGCCAGAGATAGGACCAACCACATCGAGGTCCATTTCAATACATTCAGACAGCCATGCGCCAGTAAGCTGCATCGAGAGCAAGCGAGCCTGGTCCTCCGCGTCCTCCAGCGGAATAAAAATCCATTCGGACCGCACATTGTCGAACTCTACGTGGAACGTGTTCTCGGACACCTTCCAGTATCCCACGCCGCCAAGCCAGTTCTGGCAGTCCTTCAGGACGGTGTCCTTCAACTGCTTCAGCGTCTGCCGGACGATGGCATGGCGCGTGTAGCGGTAGCCGTCGGCAGCGGGCGACTGCAGGATGGAGCGCCGCAGCAACTCGATTACGGTGGCCGTGGTTTTGCCACTGCCGACCGGGCCCGCGATCAGCCGACCGAACGCATCGCTCTTCATAAAGCGCGCGCAGGTCGGCGGTGCCTGGTAGTCGATACTGGCCATCAGGATTGCGTCCGCGTGTCAGCGAAGTCCTGCCACGACACCCACGGCTTCGCCTCGCTGACCGGGGTCAACTGGCGCTCCAGGTAGACCTGCCAGTGAGCCGTGATGCCATGCTCCGGATGCG